AGAGGAGAGAATAAGAAACGCGGTAAAGCAGTTTCATTTAAAGATTATGGTACCGGTTGGGATGGTGAATATAAGCAAAGCCAGGTAATAGAGAAGAAGCGTAAAAAGTACAAAGAGATGGATGACAAGTTTTTATTGTTTTCCATGTTTCCTACGTTCCAAGAGGATGTAGAGCAACGTTTTTCATATTGTACGTTAGCAAATAAAATAAAATAAGGAAAAATAAATGATTAAATTATCCGATGCAGTATCTAATGAATTGAACAGGTTGTTGTTAGAACAGTTTACCGAGAACTTTAAAGCAATTGACAACACGGTTCCTAATGCAATTCAAATCGAAGATGCTTGGGATAATGCAGTGGACGAACTGCAACGCGAAATCTTTTTAAATGTGCAACTGCCGGACGAGATCAGTGCTAACAGTTAAGTTACTTAACGAAGATGAATGTTGTACTCCGTTATGGGCTAACTTTATTAATAAGCACGTACCAGTAGATAGTTTCTCTGGACTAACCGTAGAGGAAATAAACAAGTTATTAAAACTGTTTAATGCTACATTTGATGAAAGCGATGACGACAATCCTGTAGCACAGTTCGAAAGCGAAAAGGATTACAAATGATAGAACACAAAGACATATTAGGACAAGTAATCAAAGCAGGTGATTTGGTTGTCTCTGGGATTGATAAAATGGGTATACATATATTTGTAGTACAGCCCGACCCTACTGACAAATATAAAAAAATGATACCTCTGAACTTTTTAGTTGAACCGATGCTATCAGATTATTATGTGCAACATGTTTTGAAACAAAGTACAAGTAAAAGTAAGAATATAATGATTTTTAGAACAGGACCAAAGTGTGTTAAAATTGAAGGACCATCATTAACTGCATACTTATTATCTAACCCAAACTTAGCAAAAAAGGTAAATGAACATGCCCAAAGTTAAAACAGATCACAAGGACATACTAGGACATATTATAGACGAGGACGATGTTGTTGCTGTATCGTTTGGTAATAACGATATTAGAGTATGTAAAGTTAAGTCTACTAAAGGCGAGAAAATGATTGGTGTAGTGCCGGTGCGTTACGACGATTTATCCTATACCCAAAGACAGAAAATGGAAATCGGAATATCCGTACAAATAAACAAATACCCTAATAGTTGCATAAAGATTGACAATTCCGACGCAACCATGTATATTTTAAAGAACACAAAAGAAACAAACAGATAAGAATTATATTTTGTGTTCTTTAAAATACGGAGCATAAAATGCGAAGGTTTAAATTATTAAGAACAAGTGATGTGTCGGGAGTAAGTGGCACAGGAACAGTAGCAGAAGGTGCTCAGTTCTCAAATGGACAATGCGTAATGCGTTGGTTTGGTATAAGGTCAAGTATAGGCATTTATAAAAGCATAGAAGACTTAATTGCAATACACGACCATTCTGGTACCGAACACGAAGGGAAGAATAGGATCATTTGGCTAGACGACAAAGAAACGGTTGACAAAAATGAATTCGAGTGTATTATTGATAATACTAAAGAAGAAACATTTGCTAATCTTAAAGAGGTATACAAGGTTAAACGTGCTGACATAAAACCCGGCATGATATTAAGAGATTGGGGATTGATATTAGAAGTTAGAGAAGCAGACATAGGATATATCGATTATGATTCTGCTTACGACGGATTAGGATATACAGGAAAAGAATCTTTCAGCGACACAGTAACAGTTATATTAGAAGATTCAACAGAATATAAAAAAAGATTAATATCGATGATTACTGATTTAGAAGAATCCTGTATATCGCTTAATAAAGATATCGAAAGTATAAAAGCAATTTATAACGAGAATTCCACATAGCATGAGAGATTTATTATGAAAGTAAAAATATTTAAAGGTGATGTTAGTAAAAGCGATGCGTTGGAAGAGATGATTGATGAATTTCTTGCTAACAAAGAAGTGAAGCTTATCAGTCAGTCTATAGAAGCATCAACATACACGTCATCACCGTTATTGGTAATTTCTGTATGGTATGAACCAACTGGTAAGGCACCCATTTCCGGACGCGAGCACTTGTCACATTTAAAGGTTGTTTAATGAACAAGTTAACAAAAGCGTATAGAACCCTGAAGTACAAGGAATATTATCGTATTGTTAAAGAACAACAGAAAGATCTCGATCAAATGAATCAGTATACAATGTATTATAGGACTCGCGTATATCCTGGAATTTTTTCTTATTTGTTTCGATTAAAGGATAAGAATAAGAATAGACAAGCTACCTGGTTGTCGCATTCCTTGGAAGGTGCGTATAAAACTGTAATTGCGAGACAAAAAGAAAATAAAGAAAAAATAGAAGAATATAATGTAATGTCAAATAAAGATGTTATTCATGCAGTTACATTATTTTTATTAAAGGAAGGTATAAATGAGTCGGAAGACGACATTCCGTTCTAAACCAACACCGTGTTCCTTTTGTGAGAAAGAGTTCCCAAAAGATAAAATGGAAGGATCGTTTGTGCCGCATTTACGCGGCACACCGAAACTAAGATGGTTTACTTGTACGCAGTGCCAGGATGAGTACGATGTTCCTAGCATTATTTTTGAAGATGAATGGCAGGTGTTTATGGATAAGATTAGTGCCTTAAAGACCTTTGCAACATTGCAGCAACCAAATTTTAATAAAAAGAAACGTTATAACAATTGGTAGACTTAATAAACAAACAAGCGTATAATATACAATTTAATGAAACTTAAAATAAACGAAGTTGTAATTTTATGTATCTTGTTGCTAGCATTTAGTAATGTATTTTTACAATTGGCCAAAGATGCGACCCGAATAGAGAATTAACTAGTAATAGAAACTAGAGAAATGGAGTGTACAAAATATGGTTAATACAGTAATTGGAATAGTTATGCTATCGTTGGCAGCGACGACATTTATCGCACATACTCTTAGTTATTTTGGATTGTGCGATATAGAACAAGACAAGTCTAGTGTAAGGTTCTCGGCAATGCTTTGGTCCTTTAACTGTATGCTTTGGGTAATGATGGCGACATGGCCAAACTAGTAATAGAAACTAGAGAAATGGAGTGTACAAATAATGCTTGTACACATACAGAAACTCAAGAGCTGTGGCGCGTACCAGTTAATGAAGTTACTTTTCAAGTAGATCACAAAGCAAAAGTTCTTTGCCCTAAGTGCGGATTTAAATGCCTAGCAGAAAAACAAATCGAAATAGATAATAAAATTTTAACGTTTGGATTAGGAGACAAGTAATGATGTTGTTTGCAATGTTTGAAAGAATTAGAGAATGGTTTTGTTCCTGGAAAAAGCATAAAACAGTTCATGTACTATGCAGTCACGATATTGTGAACATACACCAAGTTATAAACGAGTACAATAAGCGCAAAACTAAACTAGGCGAGCTTGGACACCCAGCAGGAAATGTTATTAACCTCGATCGGGTATCACATATTGTTAAACGTGTATACATTAAAAATAATAAAATATACGCAAAAATAAAGTTAATGGATTCGCCTTGCGGGAAAATATTGCAAGAATTATACAAAGCGAAAGCACAAGTGAATTATGGCTTCCGTGGCACCGGACGCTACGAATGCGATCGTGTAGTTGAATATAAACTAGATGCTATTGATTCGATACAACCAAACATGCCTTACGAGGATAAATTATGAAAATAAAAATAGGACCTCATCGTAACTGGTGGGGAATCTACCAGCTTGTCGACTTACTTGACAAAGTAGGTGTCTCGGAAGAACGCAAGGAATGGTTAGTAGAGAAGTTAAGCGACACATGGCTAGACAAATTCCTATCATGGCGGTATGATATAAAAGAACGTAAAGTTGATATTAAAATTGACAAGTATGATACCTGGGGCATGGATAGTACGCTCGCACTTATTATTCACCCTATGCTTATACAACTCAAAGAAACTAAACATGGCTCGCCATGTGTAGCAGACAAAGATGTGCCGAAAAAACTACGTTCTACCTCAGCACCAAAATTATCACAGGATGATATTGATTGTGGTGCAACAGACGACCTATTTTTCAAACGATGGGATTGGGTATTAGATGAAATGATTTGGGCGTTTGAACAGCACACCTCAGATTGGGAAGATCAGTACCACACAGGCGTAATTGATTTTGTTCATACTCCAGTTGATATAGACGGCAACGAAGTCCCTAAAGAAGATGCTAAATTTTTTAGAACGGATAAAGGTCCTAAGGATACACACGTATTTGATAAGAAAGGATGGACAGCACATCACAAAAGAATGCAAAACGGCTTCACCTTATTTGGCAAGTATTTCACCGGATTATGGGATTAGAAAAGCAGTATTTCAAAACTGAAGCGGAGCGCACGTTTGCAATATTAGCTAGGGAAGGAATCCCAGAAGGAAAACTATGTGCTGATTATGATCGCAATGATATCCTTCAAATAATGTCAAAAAGAGGTTGACCTTTTGGTATATCCGTGTATAATACACGTATAAATTAATTAAAGGGCTAATTATATGCAAACATTATCAGAATACTTAGTAGCAGAAAACAACAAAACCCGCGCATGGATTGCAGAAGATCCAACTAATCGCTGTGCTACTACGTGGACTGAAGATATGGCGCATTGGAACAAAGACGGTATATATACTGTAGAGGATTTCGAGCTTTACAATATGCAGTCTAGCTATTCTGATGCGCATAAAGACGCATATGGTTTCCGTCCACGTCATGATACTAGTGACTGGACACACGCTGATTGGAAGCGTGAATTGGACCGCGTTTATGATGCGCTGGATGCTGAAATGGTACGTATTGCAGAAGCTGAAGAAGTAGCTGTAGCCGCGTACGAAAAACTAATTGTTGAAACTATTGCTAATGGCGCAGCAGATCGCGAAACTGCAATAGTATGGATTATACAAGGTATGGATTATCATGTAAGCGATTACTATTATGGTCCTTCACATTTTTGTTACGATATGGGTCTTCCTTATGCAACAGAAGACAGCTTGAAAGCGGCATGGGCTGTAGCACAATCACAAGCAGAAGAGCAGGAGGTAGCGTAATGAGAGGTTCAGGTTATTACAGTCAACATGAAGCTAGCCAATATCGTGCTGCTAGTAATCGAGCTGAGAAATCAGCGGACTCATACAGAGAAAAGTATTTACAGTTAAAGAAAGAAATGCGAGAATATAGTAGAGGTACAGGACACGTATTTCCGGATATAATTAATAAATCAATTGGGCTGAAAGCATAATGCTAGATAAAGAACAAGCAAAATTTGATAAACTATCACGCAATGTTTCCGCAATGTGGAATTTAGATATGCCCATTGAAAAGTATATTGAATCCAAAATTGTAGAGATTGCAGAGCTTACTGAAGACAATGCATGTAACGAAGCACGTGCAATTGGTATAAGGTTATTGCAACGAATAGGTACACCATGCGCTCGCGGATTAGAAAAACGCTACAACGCTATCCGAGATGAACACAAAGTATTAGGACACATGACCGAAACAATGATCCGTTGCCGTTTTATGATTGATAAAGAGATGTGGGCAATGGCAGAACGCAGGTTAACTCCAGAATTAGGTGCAGCATTTAAAGCTGCCTATTAATGAAATATTTAATTAAACTTAATGAACATAATTGGCGCACAACAACTGTGAACGAACAGCAGCATTTTGTCACGGCAACTCTTTTATTACACCAAGCTGAAGAAATATGGAAAGAATCCGGTAGCATGATTGGTGGATACCACTGCATTAAATCGACGTGCGGTAATGCAGATAAACTTATGACAGACAAAGAAGCATTAATATTCCAACTGCAAGCAACACCGTTTGATTTTAATAAATTTAATATGGTCAGAAAGCAACCGGGATGGTGTAAAGGTATCTAAAAACAGATTTTCAGGTGCCCCTCTAGGTAGTCACACAGCAGGTATAGAATGGACACGTACCTAATTAATGTAAACAACGGGTGGCATACCACGCAACGTTCTATTAATGCAGGATTGCCATCTTTGTTAGGATACAGAGCTAAATCAATTTACAAGTTAAGAACAGATAAGACTTGGGAATGTGTAAAAGCTAGCAAAGGCACTGACGTTGAGTTAGAGTGCAAGCAAGCGATGTTGAATGTATTAAAATCAAAAACAATAGACATAAGCGAGTGGACATATAAAGGACATACGGTGTAATATGAGCGAAGATATAACAATTTGCAAACCAGCAATAAATCATACACAGCATAGTCGCGTGTATTATTATCAGGGCAATATATTTCAGCCTTATGGTTATAAGAACAACAAAGTAAAGAAACAAGTAGAGACCAAAATTAGGATTTGGTTAAGAGAAAATAAAGAGCTTGTACTTGCAGATAGAGCTCATCCAGAATATAAAACGTTAACCCAATTGGTAGATTTGCATTTTGAATCTGTAGATAAAGGTTGACAGCATATATTTGGTATGCTATAATTTGTATCAAAAGTGGTAGTAATAATTATATTTTAATGTAGTTTATAACAGGAGTAATGAAAAATGAGTAACAAAACATTTAAAGTGGTTGGGGTTTCAACTTGTGATAATGGTAAAACCAAAGTTCGGTTTGCTAATGATTTGGCATCACGTTGTAAGATTTTAAATCGTAGTAATCACACAAACATTGAGCTAATTGAGCTCGATACTGAAATGTCTAAAGCGGACGCGGTAGCGTATCTTAAGACAACCGAATTTGCAAGTGATCCAACATTTGCAGAAGCAATTCAACTTGCTGATGAAAAGTATAATGGCGATAGCCGTGTACGTTTAGCAGGCAAAGTCAGTGATGAAGTTAGCTTAGATTCAATCAAAGCTAAAGTAACAGCTGGTTCAAAAGTAGCTGATACTGAAGCTGATACTGCTGAAGCTTAATAACAGATTTTTTGTTGTTATATAAAACAGCGGGCGTTTTGCGTCCGCTGTTTTTGGTTGAATTGTATGAAAGTTTTGTTTGCATAGTTGTAAGGGAATAATGTATAATAGTTTATTGAAAGGAGATATACATGAATGCAAGACCGTTAGGTAATAGAATAGTAGTAAAACCCGTTAGTGAAGAAAAAGAATCCGCAGGTGGTATTTTTATCCCCGATTGTGTAGCTGACCAATCGAATCAGGCTGTTGTTATAGCAGTAGGACCCGGCTTAAAAAATAAAGATGGTAAAATAATAACAATGTCTGTTAAGGTAAATGATCGTATTGTTATGGGAAAAGACACTGGTCACAAAATTAAATTAGATAGCGAAGATTTGGTTGTAGTAACCGAAGATGACATATTCGCAGTAATAGAAGAAGGAGAAAGTAATGTCTAAGGAAGTTAAATTTGGCGTAAATGCCCGAAATGAATTGCTAGCTGGTGTTAATACACTTGCAGATGCAGTTAAAGTAACATTAGGTCCCAAGGGACGCAATGTAATTATACAAAAAGGTTTTGGTGCTCCGCACGTAACTAAAGATGGTGTAACTGTAGCTAAGGATATTGCATTAGAAGATAACTTGCAAAATATGGGCGCACAGATGGTAAAAGAAGTAGCGAGCAAGACAGCTGAACAAGCAGGTGACGGAACAACAACTGCAACTGTTTTGGCTCAAGCTATTATGCGTGAAGGTACTAAGTGTGTAGCGGCTGGCATGAATCCAATGGACTTAAAGAAAGGTATTGACTTTGCGACACGTGCAGTAGTCGAACAATTAGAAGACTTATCAAAACCTTGTGAAGATACCAAAGCTATCGAACAAGTTGGTGCAATTTCTGCTAACTCTGATTTTGATATTGGCGGCATTATTGCAAGAGCAATGAAAGAAGTTGGTAACGATGGTGTTATTACTGTCGAAGATGGCAAGTCGTTAAATATGGAATTGGAACTTGTAGAAGGTATGCAGTTCGATCGTGGCTATTTGTCTCCTTACTTTGTTACAGATCAAGAAAAACAGGTTGTTTCTTTAGACGAACCATATATCTTAATTTGTAATAAGAAAGTAACGGCAATACAAGATCTATTACCGGTATTGGAAAAGGTACGAACAGCAAGTAAACCATTATTAATTATGTGTGAAGATGTTGAAGGTGAAGCATTAGCAACATTAGTTATTAACCACATGCGCGGAACCATTAAGTGTTGTGCAATTAAGGCTCCTGGCTTTGGTGCTATGCGTGTAGACTTATTAAACGATATTGCAGCTTTAACAGGTGGCACGTCAATTAGCGAAGACCTGGGCATGAAGTTAGATGCAGTAACTTTGGAAGACTTAGGTCAAGCTAGCCGTGTTGATATTAGCAGAGAGTTTACAACTATTATCGATGGTAAAGGCGACAAAGCAGATATCGATTCTACAATAGAAAGTATTCGCAATCAAATTGAAACTTCTGATAATGAATACGATGAAGAAAAGTTAAAAGAACGTTTGGCTAAATTAACAGGTGGTGTTGCAGTTATCAAAGTTGGTGCAGCTACTGAAGTTGAAATGACTGAGAAAAAAGATCGTGTTGATGATGCGTTACATGCTACACGAGCAGCAGTAGAAGAAGGTATTGTTCCTGGCGGTGGTATAGCATTGTTACGTGCTAAAGCTAAACTTAATATTACTCCTGATAATGCTGATCAAAAGGCAGGTATTAACATTGTACTACGTGCTATCGAAGAACCACTACGTTTAATTGTAGAGAACGCAGGCGAAAGTGCTGATGTTGTTATTAACAATGTAGTTAATGGTGGTTCTACACCAGATGGTGATTCTAACTATTCGGATCCAAACTACGGTTATAATGCGGCAACAGGTGAATATGGTAATATGATTGACTTTGGTGTACTTGATCCAACCAAAGTAACACGATGTGCATTGCAAAATGCCGCGTCTGTTGCAGGATTATTGCTTACTAGTGAATGTGCCATTGTAGACGCTCCAAAGAAAGAGGGCGACTTACCACCAATGCCACCAATGATGATGTAAATATTTGCATCGCTGTCGATTAAATAGCTACTTCGGTAGCTATTTTTTTGAATAAATAATAGTATGACAAATACCTTGATCCACGCGCAGGAAGTATTATTGGTAAAGCATTAGAAGATAAAGATTACTTAGCTGATGGCGTTATTGAAGTTGTGGTTGGTAGACTTATACTAAGATATTGTTACAAAGTTGCCAGGACCCGGCAATGGTCTCACAGCAGCTAAGAAATATTTGCTTATATCAAATTCTTCTTCGTACATTTCAACAATTAGGTTATTAGCTTCTTCATAATCCTTACTCTCGGTATTATTCCATAACGGCATATGTTGATATACCTCATCTCTGTTTGCACTAAATTCTTCTTCATTTATAAATAATACGATATGATAATATGTTAGGCAATCTGAAACAATATTACCTATAAAGTTATAATCGTTAAGTGTCGGATCATCTTCTAATAATGCGAGATAAAACCTTACATCAGCGAGAGCAGAAACTCCCTGTAGCCCTTCGTGTGTATATCGGGGAAATATAATATGGGGCCATTCATTATCTGTAGATGGGCGTGTAATTTTAGTTATTAATGCTTTCATACTTCTATTTATACTTATCTTAAAACCATGACAAGGTTTTTGAAAACCGTGTCCAGAGATATGGTTTTGCAATTAATACCTTTTTTTGGTAGACCTCAAGTAAATTGTATGCTATAATACAGTATGAAGACGAAATATTACTTTGCTTATGGTTGTAACACCAATACAAATGAGATGCATGCCAGGTGCCCGAATGCAGTATTAATGGGCACCGCACGTTTAGAGGGCTATAAATTTGAATTTGCTAACCATGCTACAATTAAAAGATCGAATCCGGATGTAACAGAAGGAACCATATGGAAGATAACAGAAGCATGTGAACAGTCGCTAGATATGCTAGAAGGCTATCCAAAATATTACAGTAAACTCAGTGTTGTAATTAGACAGCACAATGAATATGCACCTGCAATGGTTTACATAATGAATCCAGAATTATACAAAGCAGAAAAACCCACAACTGGTTATTTTATAACACTTGCAGAAGGATATGCAGAGAATAACATTCCATTGTCGCAATTAACAGACGCGGCAGATGAAGTAGACTTTAATTACAATCTGTACTTAGGGGAATCATTCTTACATTTCGTTAACGATAGCGAAGGATTAACTGCATGAACGTAAGAATATTAGGTACACTAAAAGATAACCAAAATAATTTATTAGGGATATTAAAAAACAATCTTCCTAAGACCATTTTAGCCAATGCGTTTGGGTCAAAAAAACAAGTAAGAAAAATATTATTACAACACATGAAAGAACATCCAGAATACAATTTTATAACAAAACAGGAGTAGAATATGGGACATCGCAACAATTCAGCAGGACGTATTAACCAACGCAGAGAAAATGCATTAGTTTCTCTAAAGCGCAACGTTAAGGGAGAAAAAGCACAAAAATTCCCCGAAGCGAAAGCTAAGATGCAGGAAGAGATTGCCACATTGGAATCTCGTATTCGTTAAGAAGCGAGACAAAGAGGTTAAATACACAGATGGAACAATTATTAATCATATTAGGTATTGCATGGGAAATCTTTGAACTGCTATGTGTGGTATTTGTAGTAATGGCATTTAGCGGTGGACTTAAGAAATTTAACGAAGAACTGGACGCAGAGGAAAAAGAAATTGCTAGGTTCAAACCAGTTGATGAGTCCGGCTTGCCAAATCTTCCGATGCAGCCAATTAAGGTTGTAACAGTAGAAAACAACGAAGGAAAATACATGATGTACGAATTATCTAATTCGGCGTTTATTGCACAAGGCAATACATATAACGATTTGTGGGAGGCGGCTGAAGATCGCTATCCTAATATAACAATGATTCTAGATAGACCACCGGAAGAGGCAGACACAAGAACAAATGGCTAAAGAAGATGCATTAGAATTCTCTGGTAAAGTAGTCGAAGTAATGGGTAATTCATTATTTAAAGTAGAACTAGAAAGCGGACACAAGATAAATGCTTATCCTGGTGGAAAGCTGAGAAAGTTTAATATTAAAATCATACTAGGTGATAACGTTGATGTAGAGATGTCACCGTACGATTTAACCAAAGGACGTATAGTTTATAGAAGATAAACACGCGGTTAGGATAAATAATTTTAACTATGAGTGTTTTTCGAGCGATCAATACATTATTTTTACTCCTGACCATAGCAATCAACGTAAATGCTGTGGGCTTAAATTTCATTGAACCATCAGGCAATCATCAAACAATACAAAGATTGTATCGCGTTTACATTCACTGCGAAGGAACAGGCACTCCAGCTATAATAATAGAAGCAGGAATAGCTGATGTTTCTGCGAACTGGTTACCAATACAAAAAGAATTATCAAAATATACGCAGGTATGTGTATACGACAGGGCCGGATACGGTCTTAGTAGTCCAAGTCCTTATCAACGAACTCCATCAACTATTGTACACGAATTGCAAGAACTACTATATAAGCAAGAGATTGAATTGCCTATTATAATGGTCGGACATAGTTTCGGTGGTTATGTCGCACAATATTATGCACAAGCATTTCCGCATCAAGTAGCAGGATTAGTGTTAGTTGATTCTTCACATCCAGATCAAATAGATAAATTAGCATTATTAGATGATAAAAGTGTTACACAAGGGCAATTAATAAATGACAACGAGCCTAGAGAGATGTCTAAAGAACAAGAATACTGGGACTGGCTTAATCACTTAAGAAAATCAGCTCGTACACAAATAAGGGAATTACAGACATTTGCAAGAAGTGCCGAAGAAGTTAATCTAACAAAAAAAGAGCAGCTGAAAATTCCAGTAGCGGTTATTTCGCGTGGTAAGAAACAATTACCTATTGTGATAGTAACATACACGTCAAATAGTAAACCACAGGATATGTCGCTTGTTTGGCAAGAAATGCAGAAAGATTTAACCAATATTAGTAGCCGGTCCTGGCAAACAATATCTAAAAATAGCGGCCACAGCATACATTTAGATGATCCCGATATAATAGTCGAGCATACACTAAAGGTACTATTCAGATCTAGATAAATAATACAATACAAAAGGTATTATTTATTATGACAGTTTCAACTTCACAATTTAATGTAATAGGCGTAGGTACTACTGAAAATGATGGTACCGGTGATCCTTTACGAGATTCATTCATTGCTGTAAACGATAACTTCGGCAATATTTTAACAGATGGTATGAATATTGGCAATCTTAATGTCAATAACGGCATCGAAATGCAAAACAGCAACAACGGTGTATTATCTTTGCCAATTTATACAGTAGCAACAGCACCAACAGCAAACGCATCTCCGGATGGTTCAGTTATATATGTATCGGACGGTGACGCAGGTTCTCCAACTTTGGCGGTGAGTGTGGCTAACGTCTGGTACGTTTCTGCACTAGGCATCGCTATAGCGGTTTAACATATGAGCGGACCACGTTGGAGTACTCTACCTGGGCAGCTAGGAATTATTCCCGAGTTAGATTTCTATTCTCTACAATTAGTGGCCAGTGACCTCGAGGGTGGCGATTTAGAATATAGTGTAACTTCTGGTGCTTTGCCACAAGGTATACGTTTAATAAAAACAACTGGTGTATTACAAGGTGTCCCTATAGCGCAAGCAGGGCAAGGCAGTACAGCAGAAAGCCGCTTCACAATAAGAGTTAAAAATGTCGCTACACTCGGAGTAACAGACAGAACATTTGCTCTAACAATTACTAACGTTTCGCCGCCGGTAATTACTCCAAGAAATGTAGACTTGGGTCTCTTTTTTGTTGGTACTATTGTCGACGAACAATTAATAGCGGTTAACTTTGATACCGATGCTGATTTAGTATGGCGTGTTAAAAGTGGGCAAATGCCTCCCGGATTAACTTTATCAGCATCAGGACAATTAATTGGTTACTTAGAATTAATATTAAGTTCTGGACCCGATGGACAAGATGGTTGGGAAGAAACACCGTGGGCATTCTTTGGTTGGGATTTCTTTCCTGGTGTCATTAGTAAAAACTTTGAATTTACCGTAGAAGTTTTTGACGGTTTATATTATGATTTGTCTACTTATAAAATACGAGTATTTCCTCGTAGTCAATTACGTGCAGACTCAACAGGAATAACAGCAGACGCAAACACAATTGAATTAAGCATGGGTCTAACGGTAGACACAGGTGTAAAACATGATCCAGTTATATTAACCTCAGCAGATGGGTTACCCATCTCAAGACAAGATACATTTTTCTCGTTTGACATCAACGGACTTGATTTTGATTTTGACGTATTAAATTATCAATTATATTCTCCACCAGTAGCATTAACAGGTGGGTTTGATGAGCAAAGTATTGTGGGTGATAGTACACCGTATGTCACAGAAGAACCTTCTGGCTCATATATAACAGAAGGTGTTTATCCAAAAGTTGTTACGACTATCGGTGCAAACAATATTACAAGTACCTCTATCTCAACCTCTGTACCAAATTATATTGAAGGCGATTCTGTTTTAGTATTGCAGGGTGATGGGCTTTGGTATGATGCGACTATTAATACCAATTTTAAAATGGATATTACTGGTACTACTATTCTTCTTGCGAACGCAGGACAAATTATCACACAAACAATAAGCACTGGTAATGCAACTGTACTTGCCACCGCAGGTCCAACTATCGCTACAATAGGTTTTACAGGAAACCTATTAAATGTTGAAACTGGTGATTTTATTACTCAAGTAAGCTCGGGTGCCAACGCACAAGTTATTGCAAATTCTTATGCAACGATGTCTGCAACAACTAATTATATCACAAGCGATTTTGATATAGGTTCAGGTAACATTGCTATTAATGGTTCCCCTATTGATACGTACCCAACAGGATTAACAACAAGTACAGAAGTTACAGCTCAATATAATAGTTCGGCTTTATTTTTATTCGGAACGAGTCTGCAAAGCACCGCAAATGCTAACATTGGCGGAACAGATTCTAATTCTTTAATATCTTCTGTAACAGCCTTAGGAGTAACACTTGGTTCAGAATCAACAGAGGGCCAGTTTGGATTTGATGAAACTAAATTTAATCAGGAATTATTACTTGCTCCGGGTGGTGCTGTTACAGGACGTACTACCTACGTAGCGGTTGGTTCTGCCGGAACAACATTTAAAGTCACAAGTACAGCAGGCGCAGAAGTAGGCCAGCTTGTATCAATGGACCTTAACTTAGGCGGTGGTAAAACTGTAGTGTCGGTAGACGATGCAACTACAATAACATTATCATCGGCTCCGGATGCTTTTCCAACAGACGGCGATGCAGTTATCTTTTTACAAGAATCTGCAATTACAATAGATTTAAGATCGGGCTGGTTAACAGGACAATTGCCTACACAAAATGTAAGTGAAATTACTTACAATTTTGAGGTTGTGGTATTTAAAGAAGATTACCCGACATATCAGACAACACAATTATATGCATTAACTGTATTAGGTGATGTTGTTAATAACATCGAATGGGTAACTGACGCAGACTTAGGAACTATTCAAAACGGTGACATAAGTGATTTGAGTCTAGTAGCAGAATCATCTGTAGGCGGCGCTGTATATTATAGTCCAACAACAGATGGCGGCATGCAAATTATGCCACAAGGATTACGGTTATCGCTAGATGGATTATTAGTTGGTCGTGTTAGCTTCTTAGCTTACAACACAGACCAAGGTGACACTACATTTGATGCTGAAGATTTTGGATTAGATGAAACTACATTTGACCAAGTGTATCGTTTTACAGTGACCGCACACGACATATCAGGTTCTGTTAGTAACGAACGTACATTCACTATTAGAGTGATAACACGTAACGCAATACCATACGAAAATTTATATTTGTCAGCATTACTTAAAGAATCGTATAGACTTGAATTCTTAAGCTTGATGACTAACAGTCGTGTATTTTCTCCGGAATTAATTTATCGTGCAAACGATCCTTATTTTGGTCTAGCAAATAATATTAACACATTATTTCTTCCAGGACTAAGCCCAGCAACTGCGGCATCTTATGTAACTGCCGCTAACATTAATCATTACACTAAACGTATGTTATTCGGTGAAATTAAAACTGCGGTGGCACGTGACGAAGATTTTAATATTAAATACGAAGTGGTTTATATAGAAGTGTCCGATGAAAACACAAACAGTGATGGGGAAGGTCCGATAGATGTCATTGATCGCACTAACGCAATAATACCACACACGGCCGCAGACGGAAATCAATATACTATAGCATATCCTAACGCCATTACAAACATGAATGACAGAATGATAGATCAGATCGGATATGAAAATAAAGGTGCATTACCAGATTGGATGACTAGTACCCAAGCAGATGGAAGGGTATTAGGATTTACACGCGGCGCGGTATTAGCATACACATTACCAGAAGGTTCCGAAACTGTTGCATTTCGTTTAAAAGAATTAGATTTTAATTTTAATGAAATTGATTTTAGTGTCGACCGTTATCGTTTAGATAACAGACTTAGTGAAAACTTTGATATTGCCTTAGGTGAATTTGTAAAAAGTCACGAAGTTACATTTGACAGATATCCAGCAACAGGCGCTCCATTTGTTGATATAGGTGCTGTAGATTATGCGGTATCTTCGGCGTTTAGTGATATTAATAAACGCACATTAGCAGCCGTTATAGAAGACGAAGGCGGACTAGATGGTGTAACAGATATACGTGATGGTGATACATTAGTATTTGCACAACAAGAATTTTTCACAGGACAAGATGACATCGGCGAATATAATCAGGGCTGGCACAAAGTAATTACACTTTGGGATTTCGAAGAATGGGATAATGATGCTAATACAGTAACTAACTCTGTTGTAATGACACTAACAGGTAAAACCTTTATTACTGCTAACGTAGGCGATAATATTACACAAACACTTAGCAGCGCCAATGCTAATGTAATTACGAATGTATTGCTTAATAACGTATCTGTTTCATCAGGTAATCTTACATTCGGGGGCAATTTAATTAGTGCCAACGTAGGTGATTTTATTACACAGGTCAGCTCAGGTGCTAACGCCAATGTACAAATTCAAGTGGCATTAGGCACAGCGGCAGCGGTAGATTTTGTTTCTGGTACATTTGATTTAGGATCCGGTAATATTTCCATCAACGGCACGCCTGTTGCTACCTACCCAACAGATGTAGTAGTAAATACAAATGTGACAGCAGATTATTTTGATGAAAACCTATTTATTGTTGGCAACCCATTACCACCAGCAAATGCTACTATTAACGGAACAGACACAAATGCATCAATTACGTCACTTACAACTATTAGTGACCTAGATGACTTAGGATGGGATGCTGCAACTATAGTATCTGGTTTCGTAGAACACGATGTAAATTCAGCGGTGCGCGACGAAAGAATTAGTGTATGGCAATTATCAATGGACGACGATAAAATTATTTCATTAACTTCTATACAAGAAGTTGAATATTTAAATGTATTATTTGTTAGAAATGGTAGTACATACGGACGCTCCGACATTTATTACGATCCTATACTAAAAGACGGGCTAACGATACCAAATTATAGCATAATACCGCAAAGTATCAACGTAGACGCTACTACGTTTGATATGAATGGTACTAAATTCTACAATAACAGAGATAAGTATGAAGATCCGGGCATAGGTGACAAGTATATCAAGTACACTAAAACTACGGTATTTAACTAACGGCCGTCTTCATCTGATAAATACATTATATAAATACATTAAACTAATTAAGGAAATATAAACATGTCATCAATTAACCCTAATAATATAGACGGAACATATCCTATTGCGAGACAGGATAATGATAGCCAAGGGTTTCGTGATAATTTTACGAACATTAAAAATAACTTCACTTTCGCACAAAGCGAAATGGACGATTTACAATCTAAGGTACTATTAAAATCAGCACTAGCTGGTACTGAATTAAGTAACGATTTAGCAAATTCACAATTACTAAATGTACAGTTACTTGGCACAACAGAAACACTTAATAATCTTGGATCAATAAGTGGCGCGGTTGCGGTAAGTTGGGCTGATGCACAATTTCAGCACTTAATTACAACTGGTGCTATATCGTTAACATTTAGCAGCTGGCCAACATCGGGTTTTCATACAAAATTGCGTTTGGCAGTTAATATCGCTGATGTTTCACATACATTGACATTACCATCTGCAGTATCAATAGGTAATGACAGGTTACAAGGCGTAGATGTAACTGGTCTTATTGTAACTTTTGTTAACACAGGGTGGCAGGTATTAGAATTTACTACATACGACAACGGTACTACAATTACAGTTGAAGATGTATTAAATAATTATAATGCCGCAGCTACAAGCGAAATCGGTTTCTCGGCAGGCGCAACTGGTACAGTTACTCAGTTAACTGATAAAACCACTACTGTCGTATTAAATACAGCAGCTGGTGATATTACAACTGATGCAGGTGTTACACTAGCAGCAGATACAACAGTAAGTTTTACATTAACTAACGACAAAATTGCATTAAGAGACCTAGTTATGGTCAGTCATGATTCAGGTGGAACACTTGGTTCATATACTGTAACAGCAACAGCCGCAGCAGGATCCGCAACCATTTTTATTAGAAATGTTACCGGTGGTGCTTTAGACGAGGCTATCGTTCTAAGGTTCGCAGTAATCAAAACTAACGTATAATACTTGACTCCTTGTTGGTTTAATGTTATATTAAGTTAACAAGGAGTTTTCTTTTGATCGGAGTTATTTCTTAGAAAATCTAGCAAGATGTGATTGACGCATCTTTTCTTTAGTTGCAGCAGAATGTTTTCTACCTGTTGATCCTGCTCGTAATTTTTCTATAGTTTCTGCAGACTTTTTAACGCCTGTTGCAGCTAGTCGCATTTTTTCTTTTACTTCAGGTTTTGCTCTAGTTTGCTTCATTTTCTCTTTTGCTTTTGTTGAATGTTTTCTTCCTGTTGCAGCAAGTCTCATTTTTTCAATAGTTTCAGGAGAACGTTTTTTGCCTTTGCCGCCGGTCTCGCCTCCCATAAGTCCATCTTCTTGCTTTATATTTGCCCAATCCTTTGATCCAACAATATCATTATCAACTGAAATTTTAGTAGCATTTTCTGTTAGTTTATGGATATCTGTATAATAACCAACAATAGTCGTGGTTACATCGTTGCCGTGGTTAGATAGGTGCCTTGACCAATAAACACCCGAACCTTTGTACTTGCAGGGATCTTTCGCTGTGGTTTTTCCAAAATATTTTAAACCAGTAACATTATGTTCTTTAATATAAAGATAGGTTGGTTTATAGTTTTCTATTTGTTTTTCTGTGGGTATTGTGTTAGTATAAATATACATGCTGATACTCCTTGTCGAGTGTTAGGGTAGTTGGTGCTAGTAACACGCGAACTACACTTGTATTTATCCAAATAAGTTGATTTAAAGACAACTTTACAGTATAATTAGTTATTATGAGGAAATTATTATGATGCAAGGCGGCCCAGGTCATCCATTAGCACCAGATCTTTCGGAAGTTACACTAGAAGAGCTAGAACAAAAACGCTCAGAATTAACAACTAATTTATCGTATTGTTATGCTACGGGTCGTGTTAATATGGCTCCACAAATTCAAATGTTACTTATGGATTACGAAGAAGAAATCCAAAAGCGACAAGCAGAGATGCTCGAGAAACACCAAAAAGATAACGAATCACTAGCAAGTAGAATCAATATAGGAAAATGAAATTCGACGAATACGGACAGAGCTTTACTGACAGTAAAGAACTCTGCAAACTGTTATATCAAAATCCCGACTTAGATATTAGTTTGTTTAAGTTAGAGGATCCGGAAATATATAACAAAAGCGTACAGAAAATGTATGCTGAAATGCCTACGGTAAATTCATACACAAAACCCGATACTGATATAGACAGCTATGACCACGAGCACCAAGCACAATGGAATATGCCCGAAAAGTATAAGCAGTTAGATATTGCAGAATGGGTGTTAAGTCAATGCAACGTGCAACACGAAATACAACGTGTTGGTGCTGAATTACTATTATATCAGGATCGAGACTTGTTTGACTTACTACGCTATCTTAAATACCTTGTAGACACAATGCGAGAGAATAATATAATATGGGGTGTAGGGCGCGGCAGCTCTGTAGCTTCTTACGTACTATTCCTTATAGGTATACACAAAGTCGATTCGTGCTATTTTGACTTAGACATAGAAGAATTTTTAAAGCCTACCGATTAGTGTTATAAATATACGTATATAAAGATATTACAAGGAGAATAAAATGACAAGAGCTTACAGATCAGCAAAGGGTAGATCCGTGGATATGGATTTAATTAGACTTAAAAACGAAGAATCTATTGCTGTAGGAAACGCAGGAACAAATGCACGTGGTGACAAATTAGGCAAGGGCGGACAAATAGTAAGAACACGACAAGAATTAATGCGCGATTACCACAAAATGAATACACCTATTGCACAAGAAGGTGCAGTGCATGCCACTGCACCTAAGGAGGTTGCTGTACCTGATATAAAAATGCCAGACCCACTTAAACCAATGGAGCCAACGTTAAAAACACCGATACCCCAAGAGGCACCGGTAGAAAAAACAATCAAAGAAGTTAAAGCTAAAAAGAAAAAACGTGGTAAATTAGCAGACACAATCGCAAACAAAAAATCAGAGGATAGCAATGAGTAAAGAAATCAAAAACATTAGAGCTTTTCGAAAAAACATTCTTATATCAGAGATGAACTTTGACCAACGTATAACAAACGGTGGCATTATTATCCCGAACTTAGATGGTAAAACAGAAGGCATACACCCACGCTGGGGTAAAGTTTTTGCTGTTGGTCCAGAACAAGAAGATGTTAAAACAGGACAATATGTTTTGGTTGAACACGGACGTTGGAGTCGCGGTGTTAATGTAACACACGATGGCGAAGATATGGTTGTGCGCCGTATTGATGAAAATGCTCTTCTTATGGTTAGTGATGAGCCCGTTGCTGACGAAGCTTTAGGACAAGCACTCTAAAACAACGTTTGACATATACATTAATTAATTGTATAATATTTACATTATACTAATACTTAATGGAGTAAACAAATGGCACTAGCAAATCTCTGGACCGAAATGTATCGTCCTAACACAATAGAAGGTTATGTATTTCAAAATGCAAATAATCGAACACAGGTAGAAAGTTGGATTAAAGAAGGAATCATTCCGCATTTATTATTATCTGGTGCAGCAGGCATTGGTAAAACTACGTTAGCTAAGATTCTAATTAATACGTTAGAAGTACAGCAATACGATGTGTTAGAAGTGAATGCGAGTCGTTTCACAGGTGTAGACGATGTACGTGATAAAATTATCAGCTTTGTAAGTACGATGCCATTTGGTGAATTTAAAGTTGTTTTGTTAGATGAAGCAGATTACTTATCATTAAACGCACAGGCTGCATTACGTAGTGTTATGGAAACATATGCAGAGACTGCCCGCTTTATATTAACATGTAACTATCCTAATAAAGTTATCCCTGCATTACATTCTCGTTGCCAAGGATTTCATTTAGACAAAATAGACCACACCGAGTTTACAGCACGTGCGGCAACTGTATTAGTAACAGAAGAAATAGAATTCGATCTCGATGTGCTAGATAGTTATGTTAAAGCAACATATCCAGACCTGCGTAAATGCTTAAACTTATTACAAATGAATAGTTCTACTAAAACTCTAGTAAGGCCATCGGACAGTGATAGTAGCACAGCAGATTATAAATTAACAATGGTAGAATTATTTAAAAGTGGCAAATTTAAAGAAGCACGTGAATTACTTTGTAGTCAAGTTCGACCTGAGGAAATGGACGGGCTGTATGAATGGATGTATAATAATTTAGAATTGTGGAGTAGCACAGACGAAGGGCAAGACAATGCAATTAAGGTAATTAGTAATTACTTAACTAATCATGCATTGTGCGCTATTGCAGAGATTAACTTATCTGCATGTTTGATCGACTTAGCGAAGGTAAATGACTAAACGTCTATTTACGTTTGGTTGTAGTTTTACGCAATACGTTTGGCCTACATGGGCAGATATATTAGGACGTGGGTTTGACCACTACGAGAACTGGGGTCATGTGGGTGCAGGAAACGAATACATATTTCATTCCTTAGTCGAGTGTAACTTGCTGAATAAGTTTTGTCCAGACGATACCATTATTATAATGTGGTCTTCCCCGGATCGTGTTGATGTATACAAAAACAATGTCTGGCATTTAACAGGAAGTTTATTCAACAATAGTTTATTCGATAAAGATTATATAATTAAATATCACGACACACGTGGCTCTCAAATGAAAAGTCTGTCGTTTATAGAAGCCGCTAGCAATATTTTAAAGTACACTAACGCCAATTATGAATTTTTATCTATGATTCCAATTCATAATAATGTAGATAATTTATATAACAACACTACTTCGTACATTAAAAAAAGTTTCACTTCGTCTATAGAAAATACTGTTGACGATGATAAAAAGCACCTAGACTATGTTAGAGAACATTATCACGAAATAAAAGGTGTAGATTGGCCTACATGGGAAAACTTTTTAAATGAAGATTACACTGGTATTAAAGACACTATAATAAAAGAAATTATAGATTTTGATGTCAGAACTACGTTAAACAATAAACCCACTAATGACCCGCACTTCAGTTCAGGCAAACATTTAGAATATTTAGATATAGTATTACCAGAATATAGCATAAGCAACGAAACACGCGAATGGATTAAAAATTATAAGTACAGAGATCCATTTGACCCACATTTACCAAAGGAAAGATTATGACAGACACAAATATTTATTTACTAGCGAATTATACAGCACATCCAAAAGATAAAACAATGACTAGCAAGCCAGGTTACATGTTAGATCCAGATAATATCGAATACGAAGAGCATGTAATAGTAGCGAAGGGATTACGTAAGAACGACATGAAGAACAACAACGTAATAATAGATTTAACAGACGAAGTTATTGTAAAGAATTCTTATCAAAGCGAAGCAGACTTTCAAGCTATCTTTAAACACTTCTTTGACAACTATGGTGATTACATCGGACAATCCGTTAGAGACTTACAAGGTATTACTGATGACGAAGAAGACTAAAACATTAACAGACGAAGAACTGTTGCATGAGTTAAAATATGCGAATCCTAATAGTAAAATGCACAGAAGCAGACCTTACAATGGGCAAGCACATACCGATCATGGTAAACGTGGCAAAACTAAAATAAAAGGTGTTACCTTTAGAGATTTGCGTGATGCGTATGTACGGGCGTATTGTTTAGCAAGTAGCGGCGAGGCCGAAAATGTAAGATTTTACGAAGAGGCAAAAAAAGGACAGTATGCCAACTTAGACGAAAATGATATTTTTAAATTAGCAGGCGATGTCGATCCTGTAGCAGTTGCACAGAATATGGCGTGTGAAGTAGAAAAGCTTATGGGTATCTATCCTAACATTGATACAGATTCAATACTAGACGAGCCTCCCGGTTGGGATAAATGAGTGATTGCGACCCACTAGTAAATATGCTATAATATAGGCACAATAACACGCAATTAGGAACAGATATGAACGAAAAAATAATACTTTGCGACGCCGATGGCGTCTTATTAGAGTGGGAAGAGGGTTTCCATAGTTTCATGGATGCACATGGTAAGACGCGAAAAGATGTAAGCGAAGATCATTATTACCACATGCATCAACAATACGAAAACCTTACTGCTGAAGAAGCAAGCTTTTCGGTAAGGGTATTTAATGAAAGTGCAAGGATAGGTTACCTCGGTGCATTCCGTGATAGCGTTTACTATGTTAACTTACTGTACCAAAAGCACGGGTATAAACTTAGAGTTATATCTAGCTTAGGTGAAGATACATGCGCTAGAGAACTGCGCGAAATGAACCTGTATAATTTATTTGGTAATGCTATTGATTCTATAACTTTGTTGTCAATGGGCGCGCCAAAAGACGAAGCCTTAGCACAATACAAAGATTCGAACTTTTACTGGATTGAGGACCACCCAAGTAACTTCCAAGCAGGATTAGATTTGGGATTAAACAGTATACTACTAGATCACGGGTATAACAGGTCTGCTGATAAAACACGTGGACACCACGTGACTAACTGGAAAGAAATATACCAGTTAGTCACACGATGCGAATAATTATTCTTCGCTATATATTTTTAGTACCTCTCTTACTATAGCACTTCGTTGAGTGTCTCTAGGGTTAAATTCAACAATACCAATGTGAGGGTTGGTTAGGCCGACTTTTTTAACGAAGTCTGTTAATCCATTTACTTTGGTAAATTGCCTGTCTGTTTGATTTAAATCACCAGTAACTACAATCTTAGAATCATGACCGAGGCGTGTTAATATCATCTTCATCTGATTAACTGTGGAATTTTGAGCTTCGTCAAAAATTACCCACGCTTTCTTATATGTACGTCCTCTCTGGAATGCTAGTGGAGAAATCTCAATAATCTGTTCGTCTAACATTCTTGCCACTTCTTTAACTGAATAGTACTCGTGTATTACATCAAATAACGGTCGAGTCCAGGGTTCCATTTTAGCGTTTATATCGCCTGGGAGGAAACCATGCTTTTCGTCATCGACGCCAACTGCTGGTCTTGTTAATATAATTTTATCTATTTCCTTGTTTTTGTATGCTGCAATAGCGGCTCGTGTCGCTAGCATTGTTTTGCCTGTTCCTGCCGGTCCTGTAGCAAGAACAACCTGTCTGTTCTTGTCTTGTAAAAAATCTATGTAGGTCTCCTGGTTAAGTGATTTGGGTATTAGCTCTACGTGTTTTTGTTGTTTTACGTAGTCGTTAAATTGAATTGTATTATCTGTTTGTCTTTTACGCTTTGCTTTTGACAAGATGTCTATCTCCTAAATTTTAAATTAATGTGTTACATAAATTATTTAAGTGATGTATTTCTAAATGAAAGTAACACTTAATAATTTTATCTCGACGCTAAATACATCTAATTTCTAATAGTGAGAATTCTTGCAAATGATAAATACATTAAATAACCGGTAATATAACCCATGAAAGAAATAAAACAAGCATTCCAGAACACAAAAGATATAATGATATCAGACAGCTCGTTAAATACATTGCTCGATTTTGAGCGAGTTTTAGACGAACTAGATCTATATGCATTTAAAAACTGGAAAAAGGGCGAACTTGTAGAAGGACCAATATATGAAAAGTATTTTGTATCTTGTACTTTTATGTGGCCTTACAAACTAATGCCAAATCCAAAGGGTGGGCTTAGATTAGCCGGATATGACTGCGAAGTTACCTACAAAGAAGATAAACTTGTTGCACCTATAAAAGTTACAGAGCCAGGTGATTTTAAAGACGGTACTAAAATGCCTAAAGAAGAAAAGCACAAGATATGGCTAATAGAAATTACCATGCCTAAGAAACTTATGCAAGAAATACATCAAGGCAGCTTAGAACTAGAAACAGAAACAATTGACCTAGAAGATGTTAATCAAGCGTACGAAGACGATTTAGACGCTAACGCACAAAACGAACAAGCACCAGAAGCAGCACCAGAAGAGGAAATGAATGATATATTCTAATATTAATACAGGTGACCACGTTGAATTTTACTGGGGCAAAGACCACTGGGAACAAGGCAAAGTTGTTAATGTTAACAAGGCCGGCGGCAAAGATGTAGAAGTAGCAAGTGGAAAAATCTACAATTTAGGTCCAGCCCACGAAATTCGATTGGCAGAAACTAAAACAATAAATGAAAATTTAGAACCTAATGACCTAGCTAGGCTTATTAGCCACAAAATACATATAGACGAATATAAGTCTAAGATGGGCGATGATGCTGATATATGTGTAATTAGTTTTCAAGTTACAGGTAAAGAGCCAGCAGCGGATCTAGTTAATTTTATCGAGAAAGGATATAATTGGGTATTGGATGCTGATGCAAGCTCGGGCGAAAAAGAAAACGGCAAATATTTAGTATTTGTAGAAACACCACGAAGCGATGACCTGCCAGAGCAAATTGTTGAATTAACATCTGACATTTCTAATTTGGTAGAGTTTGATGAGTGGAAAATGCAATACCACAAGTCAATTAAAAAAGTACCAGTCACAGAAAAAAATATCAAAGATTTAGTCCCATTATCAGCTGAGGCTTATGATGTTAAATTTGACAAAAAACCTATAGATGATTTAAAGGCAGCAGCAGATATCGACATAGACACAACTGCTCCGATAAATGATATGACAGAATCACTACGAATAGCTGCCGGGATAAAATGAAATTTGACTTCACTGAGGAAATGCTAAGAGAAGTAATTAATGATAATGCCGAAACTGGCGAATGGTATGATGAATTACTTGAAGTACTCCCGGAATATAATATAGACACACCAAGACGTGTAGCAGGATTTATTGCACAATGCGCCCATGAAAGCGGCGACTTTAGATGTTTAGAAGAAAATTTAAATTATAGCGAAGGTGCGTTAAATCGTGTCTTTAGTCGTTACTTCGGTCCTGGTAAACGTAGCGCGGCAGATTATGCACGTAAGCCCGAAGACATAGCAAACTATGTTTACATGGACAAATATCGCTCGGCAGGTGGGGCTTTAGGCAATGTAGTAGAAGGCGACGGATGGCGTTTTAGAGGACGCGGACTTAAACAATTAACAGGTCGTGCTAACTATGAGGCCTTTGCTAGATCAGTTAACATGACAGCAGATGAAGCAGCAGAGTACTTAGGTACAAAGAAAGGTACAATAGAGTCGGCATGTTGGTTTTGGGATACAAAAAATCTTAATCAGCCTGCAGACGATAAAGACGTTGCACGTATGACACGTATTATAAACGGTGGCTTAATTGGCCTAGGTGATAGAACAAAACGCTTTAAACATGCATTAGCATTGTTTAGAGGCGAAGTAACTGTTGAGAAATATGATATTGATTTTGACCAAGTTGTACAACGTGGTGTACACGGTGAGATTGTAGAAGAAATACAAAAGAAACTTGGTGTACTTGTAGATGGTGCATTTGGATATGGAACAAGAGATGCATTAGCAAGGTGGCAAAAACGGCACGGACTAAACCCAGATGGGATAGCCGGACCATACACATTAAAGAAACTGTTTACCTGAAAGGAAAAGATTATGAGTGAAAAACAAAGCATGTGGCAAATGATACTCGGTGTGCTAATGGCATGGGGTGCAGCAATGGGCCTAATTAAATCCGGTGAAAGAATTGGTGTTCAAAAGACAACTGATGCACTTAACCGCCAAACAGCAGCAGACGTTAAAAAATTAAAGCAAGCTAAGAAGACCGCCAAAGACGCAACCGATTTACTAGACGACGAGCTAGACGACGAGCTAGACAAATGGCTATAAAAAAACATTTACTTTTACTTTTACTTGTGTTACAATTAAACGGTTGTGCAAGCTTAGGACTACTAGGCGAAGTGGTCGGACCTGCATTTTCAGCAACAGGCGCATACTTTAGTTATAAAGCATCTAAAGTCGAACCCATCAACGTTACAACAGTATCAAGAGATTGTTACTTAAAAACTTATATACAGGTTACATGCGAAAATAGAGTTGAGTTAAAACAAACAAAAGAAGGTATGGCATTATTGCAAAATATAGCAAAAGAAAATAAGCTATTTGCAGAACAATGTCCGGACTTCGAGGTTCCACCTAAACTAGACTGTTCAAAATAAAATGAGTAAATCGTACATGAAAGACATAGAAGAAATCAAAAAACAGTTTGATCTCGTTATAACTAGAAGAATACCTAGTTGTCTACGTGCAGACTCAATTGTAGTAGGCAATCATATATCTAATTTTATATTAGATGTTGATCAATCAAAAGGCACAATGGTACAAGCCTTTAAGGACTACCCACCAGCAAGAATTATCGAATTAAAAAAATCTGCTATTAAGGTCTGGTAATATGCAAAGCAGAGAATTTTTAAGAGAAAGCACAGAAGCAGTATATCACGTTACATTCTCTGCTCATGTTCCTGCAATACTAGAAAAAGGTCTGCTACCGTTGCAAACAAGCAACTGGGCAAATGGCGAAGGCGAACGTTATAATGCAGATGGTGGTGTATTTGCTTTTGCACATCCTATGGATGCTTTTAAATGGGCCTTCAATCAAAACTTTCAATTTAAAAAACCCGTATCAATAGTTAAGTTTACAAGGACTAACGATTGGCACAAAGATCCGTCCGACGATATTACTTTACAGATGGGCGCAGGCGATGCATTGAGAGCAGATGATTTTATTGGTCCCGAAAATGTAATTAAAGTTGTTAATTTTGATGAACTAGGCAATCCGCAAGAGCTAGGTATTTCGCAAGCAGAATGGTTTACTCAAATACAAGACACCTTAACAAATTAAAGGAATAATATGGTAATATGCAAAGCAGAGAATTTTTAAGAGAAAGCACAGAAGCAGTATATCACGTTACATTCTCGGAGTATGTTCCTAAAATATCAAAGGAAGGTTTGCTACCGTTACAAACAAGTAACTGGGCAAATGGAGAAGGCGAACGTTATAACGCAGATGGTGGCGTGTTTGCATTTGCCCACCCTGAAGATGCTTTTAAATGGTCATTAAAACAGTTCTTTCAATTCCAAAAACCCATATCAATAGTTAAGTTTGCAAGAACAGATGACTGGCACACAGATCCATCCGACGATATTAATTTAAAGACAGGTGCAGGCGATGCATTGAGAGCAGATGGTTTTATTAGCCCGGACCATATTATAAAAGTAGTTGAAATTGATGCAATGAACAGTGCGCGCCTCCCGCAGAAAGAATGGATGGCTAGCATACAAGACACCTTAACAAATTAAAGGAATAATATGGGAATATTAGGAATAATTTTATTAGTAATATCACAATTATTATTGTTGCCGCTTGCTACACTTGGCGCGTTTCTTGTAATAACATGGCTAAAGCCAAAAGATAAATTCACTAACCGCGTGTCACATATGCGTTTACTTTGGCTAGCAATGGCCTACCCTAGTGAGTTCGATGATTTGTATCGTAAAGACGAATACGGTAATTACGAAGAAGCCTACGAGTGGCTTGTTAAAGACGTACACGAAAATTTTGGAGATAAGGAATAACGATGTATAAAATAATAATAACGATATTAATTTTGCTGAGTTCTGTTGTACAGGCAGAAGAAGCAAAATTAAATGGATTTTGTGGAGAGGTGGCCTTAGAAATTGCATTAGTAACTAATTATAGAATGTCCGAAGGTTACGATAAAACAATTAAAGATTTTGAAAAGATGTGGATTGACGCAATGGATAGAACTATACCGTTTGACTTATATCGGTCAGCAATTACAGTATGGAAAAGAGATTTTAGAGATCCCGTCAAAACATATGAGATTGCTTTTAACGAATGTTTAGAAATTCGAAGCGGGCACGACAAGAAAGATGAAGCCGGTAAGGCATGGAGAAGATAATGATAGATCCGACAGACAAAATAGAACAAGGTGGCTTCACTGGTATTACAAAAACAGGTGAATAAGATGTATAAAGAATTCCCGTAACACACTCTTTTCTTGCTCTTTTCATAAATCTGTAGTATAATACACTGTGGACCCATATTCTACATTAGGCATCAAACAAGGTGCATCCGAAGAAGAAGTTAAAAAAGCTTACAAACGTGCGGCTAGTAAACATCACCCCGACAAAGGTGGCGATGCTGAAAAGTTCAAAGAAGTTAAAAAAGCATACGAACAAATAACTAACCCACAACCAGAACAGCAAAATCCTTTTGGACCCAACAGTTCATTCAACGAAAGAGACTTCCAGGATATTTTTGGTGACTTTTTCCGAAACGGGCAAGGCGGACCTCGGCGCCCACAACAACGACCACCACAGAAGAATAGAGATCTGCGCATACAAATTGCTGTTTCTTTAGGAAGCACACTCGAACCACAATCTAAACTAGTAGACGTACAAACAACTAAAGGCAACCATTTCAAGGTTAATGTTACCATTCCGCAAGGGGTTGTACCCGGTACCACATTGAAATATGCCGGGCAAGGTGACAACGCTAATTCTAACTTGACACGCGGTGACCTTTATGTTATAGTAACTATAATACCACACGAGAACTTTGATGTGTCGGGCGTTGATTTAGTAACTGTAGCAGAGATAGATGCACTTGATGCAATGATTGGCACAGAAATTGAATTGCGTGGATTAGATGGTAAGAAATTTAAATTAACGATACCGGCAGGAAGCCAACCAAATAAAAATTTCCGCATGAACGGACAAGGACTTTGTAAGTTTCAGAAAAAGATGCGAGGTAATCTTTTTGTTAATTTAAAAGTTACTGTACCCGAATTAACAGATGAACAAAAAGAAATTATAAAAACAGTAAAAAATAACAAATAAATATTAATATAAGCGAGGTATTACAAGTGGCACAAAAACAACCAAATAATTCCGCTATGGAAGAAATAGTAAGACAAGCAACTCAAATTGCCTTATCTAAAAATCACGAGTATGTTACCCTTGAACATTTAACTGTAGCATTAATTGAAGAAGATGAGTTCAACGAATTGTTAACACAAGCCGGTGTTGATGTAATTGGGTTATTAGATGATTTATACAATTATATCGCAGATCAAACTTATCTCGAAATTAAAAATACATCAACACCACCACGTAGAACAAATACATTAGAACGTGTATTTAATCGGGCATTTACACAAGTTGTATTCGCTGCACGTGAACAAATAGAGCCAACAGATTTATATCTTAGTATCATGCAAGAATCAAATAGCCATGCTGCATACTTTTTAAGAAAGTGGTCTGTTGATGAGGAGGCTATAGCAGAACTAATGGGTGGGTTAATGACGAACTCGTTAGGCGGAACAGCATCTAATCCTGGAAGCCGTGGTTCACATAGAGCTGACAGACAAGCAAAGATAACAGAACAAATACTTGCAGAATATTGCACAGATTTAAATGCACTAGTAACAGAAGGCAAGATAGATCCGGTTATAGGCAGACAAGATGAGCTCGAAGAAATATCACAAGTATTAGCACGTAGACACAAAAGCAACGTGTTAATGATTGGCGACCCGGGTGTAGGTAAAACTGCTATTGCCGAAGGACTAGCATATAAAATTATCGAAAAAGATATCCCAGAATACTTACATGATTATACAGTATTTAATTTAGAAATTGGTAGCTTGCTTGCCGGCTGTAAATACAGAGGCGAGTTTGAAGAGAAGGTTAAAGATGTACTAGCAGCATTAAACGAACGCGGTAAAGCTGTATTGTTTATCGATGAAGCGCACCAAATGTCAGGTGCTGGTGCAGGTAGTTCCGGTAGTGTTGACTTCGCTAACATGATTAAACCTGCTTTAAGCAGAGGCGACATTAAAGTAATAGCAAGCACAACGTTCGAAGAGTACACAAAGAGTTTTGAAAAAGATCGTGCGTTAATGCGTAGATTTTATAAGCTTAACATCGATGAACCAACTAGTGATATTGCTAAAGATATTTTAATGGGATTACGTGAACACTTTGAAAAGTTTCATCACGGTACTATTACAGATGACGCTATTAATGCCGCAGTTGATTTAAGTGTACGTTTTCAAACAGACAAACGACTACCGGATAAAGCAATTGACTTAATAGATATGAGTTGTGCATGTTTAAAAATTAAGCATAAAGACTTCATAGTCAACAAAGAAGATATTGTTAAGACTTTAAGCAAGGCAACTAAAATACCAGCAGATACAATCTCAAGCGACAACGATGAGAAGCCGCCAGAGGATTTTAATACAGCAATTAAGTCGAAGATATTTGGACAAGACGATGCTGTTGATTCTGTACTAGAAAAGATTTACATTGCCAAGGCTGGTCTTAAAGATCCAGAGAAACCAATTGGTAACTTCTTATTCTTAGGTCCAACAGGCACAGGTAAAACTGAACTATGTAAACAATTAGCAGACAAGTTAAGTATGAAACTTGTACGCTTTGATATGTCCGAATACCAAGAAAAACATACTGTTTCGCGTTTAGTTGGCGCACCTCCCGGGTATGTTGGATATGAAGATGGTAACTTAGGCGGCGGTCTACTTATTAGTGAAGTAGAACGTAACCCTAATGCTATTATCTTATTTGACGAGATCGAGAAGGCACATCCTGACGTTAGTAACATATTGTTACAGATTATGGATAATGGTATGATTACCGGTAGTAACGGTAAACGTGTCGATTGCAGACATTGTATTATTATAATGACAAGTAACTTAGGTTCAGCAGATGGCGAACGTAATGCTATTGGATTTGGTGACTTAGAGAAAACAGGCGAAGATGACAAAGCAGTTAAAGACTTCTTCAAACCAGAATTCCGAAATCGCTTAGATGGTATTGTTAAGTTCGACAAGTTAAATGAATTAGCAATGAAACAAATTATTGTTAAATTTATTAACGAACTTAATGTTATGCTATTAGAAAAAGAAATTCGAATAGTTGCTGAAGAATCATTAGTTAACCATCTGCTCGAAGTTGGATTCGAACCTGCTATGGGTGCAAGACCTTTAGCACGTAAGATTAACGAACTTGTTAAGGTTCCATTAAGTAGAAAGATATTGTTTGATGGTGTAAAGGCAGGCTCGGCACTTAAGTTAGGTTGGAAGAAAGACGAGTTAACAATTACTAAGTCAAGAGCTAAGGTTCAAAAGACCGAAGTGGTTCCGGAAGTCGAAGAGCAAGTAGAAGAGCAGCCAGAAATTAATTAGCCACGATCAGCCTAACTAAATAATAGTAGCATATAATTATTTACGAGGAAAGACAATGGCTAAAATATTCGAAGAAGTGATTGCTATTAAATTTAGCAAGTTAGGTAAAGAAAGTGACGACTCTGCCGAGATAGTAGGCAAAGATGTGTTAGATGCTTTAGAGCAGGTAGCACTAGAACTGGTAGGTGATGGTATAGTTGTAGAAGTTATCACTGAGTAATATTTAATCAAAATATACAGAGAGAATAATCAATGGCAAGTAAGAAGAGAGCAAAGAAGAAAGCAAGCAAAAAGTCAACTAGAAGTAAACCCGCTCCTAGACATACCGCACCATCTGTTCCGTTGCAAGAACCAGGACGGCGGCAGGTAGATCATGACTTTAGCCAATACCATGTACATTTTGGTATCCCTTGCTACGGTGGACAAATTACAGAACCTTGTTTCACTAGTATTTTAAAATTTATCTTATTAGCAAATAGCGTAGGTCTGCAATGGTCATTAGATACTATGGTAAACGAATCATTAGTAACGAGAGCTCGTAATAATTTAATGGCTAAAATGATGACTAATAAAAAAGCTACTCATTTTATGTTTGTTGACGCTGATATTAGATTTGAGTCAGAAGCTATATTTCAGATGCTTATGGCAGAAAAAGATGTAATCGGCGGATTGTACCCTAAAAAGTCTTTGCCTATCTCATATGTTATTAATGCTAAGGACGGCACTAAAATCGAAGAAGATGGCACATTTAAAGTAGATACAATGGGCACAGGTTTTATGTTATTTAAACGTGAAGTCTATCAAAAGCTTATTGATGCACACCCGGAATTAAAATACTGCGATGATGTCGGCTTAGGTAAAGAATACGAACCTAACATGTATTCAATATTTGATACCTTAATTGACGATGAAGGACACTATTTAAGTGAAGACTGGACATTTTGTAGACGTTGGGGTGCATTGGGTGGCGATGTTCATGCACATGCCGGCGTGTTACTTAATCATTGTGGACATTACGAATTTGCAGGTGATTTAGAAGTATTAACCGGACAAAAAGTAGTAGATCCGAGTAAACCCAGAGTAGCACCAACAGCACCTAAACAAACAGGACCAGTACCAATTGTTCCTGCACCCGGATTTCAAAAAGTATAAATGATAATTAGTGGGTGGCGTGATGTCGCCCACTAAAACATCTCTAGCATAAATATAGTATACTCTATGGAATTAGATTTACTATGTTTTTAACACAACTATTCGAAGCTTTACAACACAATGTTCTTGTAATTTATCCAGGACGCTTTCAACCCTTTCACAAAGGCCACAAAGCTGTCTACGATCATTTAGTACAAAAATATGGCAGTGATAGCGTGTATATTAGTACAAGCGACAAAGTAGATCCTCCTAAATCTCCATTTAACTTTAAAGAAAAACAAAGAATGATGAAGTTAACAGGCATTAATCCAAGTGCTGTATTACAATCTAAACAACCATATCAAAGCTTAGAGCTAGTTAACACAATAGACAAAAACAATACGGTATTGCTATTCGCAGTAAGTGAAAAGGATATGGCAGAAGATGATCCTCGCTTTACATTTAAACCAAAGAAAGATGGCAGTCCGGCTTATTTACAAGCAATGCCAAACGATTTAAGCGAAGCACATACAGCAGATAAACATGCCTACATAACAACCGTACCTACTATGGATTTTACTGTATTAGGTAATGCAGCAAATAGCGCGACAGAAATAAGAGCTATGTTTGCAGATGCAGACGAAGAAACTAAAAAATTAATTATTACAGACTTGTTTGGCAAATACAGTAAAAGTATTGAAAAACTAATGACAGCCAAAATAACTACCGAGGAAGCAGCAATGCATATTAATGAAATATTTGAAGCAGGCGAAAGAAAAGACAGACCAGAAGATGATGAACATGATCACGATCATAAGCACACCGGGTCCAATGAACACTCTAAGAAAGCTACTAACGCACTAGTAATGGCAATGAATCGTAAGGCGCAAATTGCTCATCCAGAAGCAAGTACGCCAGAAGAAGCGTTGACATTATATATTATAAGTCGCGAGAAAAAAGATATTGATAGACTAGATAACGAAAAGGCGGCTGACGACGAGCGTATTGCTCAGTTAGGTGCTCTTGAAATGAAGCTAGAAAATCATGTTGAAAATTTACAACAACAAATCGACAATCTTACAGATACAGATAATTACCCTGACAATCTTAGAGTTGCTGATAAGCACGAAATGCGAGAAAATGCAGCTGGCGTTGGTGTTATTGCTAAGAATGCAAAGCAAGCTAAGGATCCACGTTATTCAATGTCAATGACAAACGATGTACGGCCGGGCACAGATGTTTTAAATCGGAAGGCACTAAAACTAGAAGCATTACAAAAAGTATTAAGTGAGGTACGATGCCTCAGATCAACATTGAAGTAAATGTATATTGCGCACAACCAAACTGGGTATTTGAGAAAGACTATATCAAGCCGGCATATAGAATATATGCGAATCACGATTTGCTAACAGAGCGAGCATGGTTATGGGGTAAGAATCCATTAACAGAAAATATTTGGTTAGACGGCGAGGCAAAGGAATATTCAATTAAACTTGTGCCAATACTTAAAAACCCAGCACAAGCTAAATTTAGATTAGCTGATTTAATTATTACAAATTTCGTTGCTAGCGATTATAAAATTACAAAGGCAAGTGCATATGACATTACATTTGCTTTGCTAAATACACAATAAACAGAGACAATGACCATGAAAAAACTTTTAGAGGCAGTGAATAAATTTGCAGGGGAGCCAAAGCAAAAACGTGGCGATCATGCACGTGGTACCGATATGCCCAAGAAGGGCAAGGGCTTTATTAATAAGCTAGTAGGCGAAGCCGGTAAAATTGTAAAAGTTGATAAAGACGATGATGAAGAAATAATTGATGGGGATGTTGCAGTAGATAACAACAACGATGTTGACGAACCCGATTCAGAAAACTTCATGCGCGAACTGCATGAAATGTCAGAAGACATGTTGTACATGGTTGTAGTAAAAGGCGGCAGTATCGGTTCTAAAAAGGGTAACACAGATAGTAAGGGCAGATCTATTGTATCTAAAAGCATGTCACGCGAAGAAGCTAAAGACAAAGCCAAGCGCATGAACAAGCAATTAAGTCCAGGCGAAAAAGAATACTACAGAATGCGTTATAGCGCGGTACCGATGGAATCAGTTAAAAGCTTAGAAGAAAGTCTAGCAGAAGAGTTTAAAAACTTTAACGAAACGACTGATAGTAAATTTTATGTTTCTGGTTTCCCAAATAAGAGAGGTAAATTTAGAATTACAGATATACAAGAAGAAGGCGATCGTGTATATAATATATCAATGGGCAAGAACGGTGTTACTTACGATGAGAAATATCACGAAGGTAAAATAGATTCTAGTAAACTTAGATTCCGCGACGGAACAGGCAAACCAGTTTCTGCCACTTCAATCTATCATGCTATGAATGGCAATATAAAAGAAGCATCATATGCTAAAGAAAGGCTAGCAGCACATCATTCATCTGACGGAAATAATTGGTCAGAAGATAATATGCATTACTTACAAAATGGTATATTAGACTTCGATATAGTACCAGATGATTATTACTTAAAAGCATTATCATACAACACCGAAAAGAATAGATATTCAGCAATTATGAAACCACACGAAGCTGGTACAAAGCCTAGTTATGTTGAACTTAATTTTAATTTAGACTTTGGCGGTGGTGGACCTTACCCAACTAAAGTGCGTCCGGGCAAAATGTATGCATCTGAATACTTAGGCGGTTTTAACGATCATGAAGAATTTATAGCAGAGGGCAGACTAGCGAACTTAGCACTTGCTGGCATATTAGCAACAGGTTCATATGGTGGTCCTGGTGCCACCAGTGTCGACGACCCGATGTGGGACAATATGGATAGTACTGTACATACAGAACGTGCAACAAGCAACGATAATGTTAGTGAAAAAATTATAAGTTGGGTAGGACCCAATGCCAAGGGCGAATATCGTATTCGCTATATTAATGATCGACACTTACCAGACAAAGCAATAGACATGAGAGAGATTGTCACAACACGCTCACCAGTTGCTATAAAACGAAAGAACGATGTGAAATTAAAAGAGGCACCAATTGAACCAAATGCAGATGATGCAATGGATCCAATGATACATGGTACCGATGCTAACCCAGCCAAATTAAAATTCCGTATGTCACGTGCTACACGTCAACTATTAGACTTGTCTATGCGAGCACAACAAGCAACAGCAAGCGATTGGCAAGATATTGCCAAACGGTTTGCAGAGTTAAAAATGAACATAAACGAAATAGACCATGCGTTAAAAGAACTTGCTAAGTTACGTAAGAAGGGCGGAGTTAAATCACGTGGTATAGATGATGATTTACGTACAGACGAAGCGGCAAACCAAGAATCAAACAAAGACGAAATGAAGCGGCTAAAGAAAGAACTTGGCAATTTAAAGAGTCAATATAGACAAGCGAAACAGAGCAACTATCGAGACAAAATGCAATCAATACAGCACGAGATAAACAGAACACAGTACGAACTACGTCAACTAAAAGGTGAGATAGAAAAGCGCGAAGAACAAGATATGTATGAGTTTGTTAAACCATCTAATAAGCCTGTTGTACCAACTGCAAGTACCGGCGGCGGCGCAGCAGAAGCTGAACCTATTCCATCAGAAGCAGATGCACAAGCGGCAGAAGCAGAAGCCGAGGATGATGCAGAAGTAGATGCAGCAGAAGTAGATGCCGCTGTTAACGATGCAGTTAACAAGGCTCTACCTGATGAAGTGGAAAATGCTGTAGCCGCTAAAGCAGCACAACTTAAGAAATAAACTCATCCTCGCTGCATAGAGTTTTATCTAGTTTTTTGATGTAGGATTTGCTCGCTTTGAGCGTTTTGAATGTTGCTGAACTTCTTTCTTTATTAATATATAATACAATACGACCTTCTTCGCTTTCTTTTAGCTCGATAGTCTTTTCTTTAGTAGGACCAATTTTAACTGTAAATACTGGTTCTGCATCTAACAACGAATCGAACCCTAAAGTAATCACATCTGCCGCGGTACGGATTTTTACTAAACGTTTATTAAAATCACCGCTGTTATTTACTTTACGCATTATATTAGCGGCTAGTACAAAGTTCTTATTTCCAACGTATATAAAATCGTCTTCTGTCCAATAATCTTCGCCTTCGAACGGTCCGTCAATATAGTCTACTAATTCTGTTTCGATTATTTCCATTACTTGATTTATCATATGTGTTCTCTGTGAGATTAATGACATATTATAGCATATTGTTAATCGCTTGTCAAGATATTGTTTCTGCATAAATACTTAATATTGTACGTATATTATACTAAGGATTTAACATGAAAATTTCAGAATTAGGCGAGAATTCCGTAGGCGCTATAGCAGCAACTCCACAAGGCGGAACAGGACCAAACGTAGGTTTGTTATTTGGTGGTAGTTACAAACAACCTAAAAAGTCAAAGAAAAAGAAAAAGAAAACATCCGAAGGACGTGAAACTGCAGGTGCCGCTGTAAAAAGAGCACAAGCATCAAAAGAAAGAGCTATCAAAAAGGCTGAGAAATGGATGAAAAAAACTGGGCAGGATGCGGCAGCGGCAGCGGCAGAATTTGATATTAAGACAAGTGATTTAAACGAAGCAATCAACGCAGAATTTGATAAGATGATGGGCGATCCGATACCTAAATTAAATAGATTAGGCAAAAAAGTAACGCACGGTTATTGGGTTAAAGCATTAGGACCAGAAAGAAATCCAGGAGTTGAATTACACGTTTACAACGATAAAGGATATACTCCTAGTTTTAACTGGTGGTGGAGTGTAGAAGATTATGAAGATGGTGGTTCGGGCTTTAATGGTAAAACTAAAGACGATGTTGAATCAGTAGGAATCCAAATTCACAACAGTGGCGCAGAAGCGCAGGCAGCAGCTAACGGCGTAGCAGAAACTAAACAACCAAAGAAAACTAATCCTGTTGCAGCAGACATGAAAAAGAATCCAAACAAATGTGGTCGCGCAGGTCCAATGAAAGACAAAAAGAAAGAAGCGAAGAAGCAAGGGCCTGACGTTCTATTAGATGATAGCGAAAATAAAATATCTAGAATGATGGAGAAATGGGCAAAACAAATTTATAGAGTAACCACTAAGATGGATGATTACGGAAGTATTCAAGATCTAAGAAAAATTTCATCAACAATGTGGGAATATTACAGCAATAAACTAGATGAAGGTAACTGGGGTCATCAAACTAATAAGTGGGGCAATCAAATGCCAAAGCCTCGTCCTAAGAAGAGCGAGCGTGGTCCTGTTATTCCTATGAAACCATTAAAAGAAGATGATATAGAAATGTCCGAAGTTGAAGATAGAATATTTAGCGGGCTAGAAGATCACCAATGGGATTTATGTGTTAGTGTCGCAAGACAAATTAAAAGCAATTATCCAGACTTTGATTACGAAGACATCGCAGAAGAAGTAGTATGGACGTGTGGCGATTGGCCAGAAGGTGAAGGCTTTGGTAGCTCAGACACTTACGGTATACTTCAAAGTTTAAAACGTAGGGAAAAAGAAACATCAGATAAACTGTTACAACAACTTCGAGATGAAGGGTACATGGATGAAGGAAGTGATGTATTAAAGAAAGCGATACGTGACGCAGGACAGCCAAAGGCACGAACAGCAGGCAAACGTTCTAACGATACAACAGTATTAAAGAAAGCAATACGAGACGCAGGTCAACCTAAGGGTAGAACCGCTGGTGGTGAATCACTTAGCGAATACGAATGGGATGATGCTTACGAGAAAGGCAGTAATGTTAGAATTGCTCCAGACGGTTTAAAAGCTCACGCTAATAAAAGTGCAAGAGGCGCCGGTTACACAGGTGAAGCAATGAAGTGGAGACAAATGGTCTCCAGCATAGAAGATGAAGGACTTGTAGGTAAGGTTGTTTATGTACACAACGATGCAGTTTCAGTATTATTCACACATCCTGAATACGGTGGTGAGATGACTATACATCTAAATAACTACATGATTGAACCTGCAGGCGATGTAAGCACAGGTAGATAAGACATAGCCCTAGGACCGTTAGGGTTACGGCACGGGGCTGCTACCGTCTAGCACAGTCGCTACCTGTACTAGTAAAAGCAGCATAACAATTGAGATAAGCAATGAAATTAAACGAAATTAAAAACAACAAAACAGAAAAGATACTAGGCTTTTTAGGCGCCTTGTTCACAACAAAAGTAGATCCCAAGGATGTACACTATATTGATGTTAAGCGAGGAATTAATGGATACATATTAACAGACAGAAATGATCGCTTAGGAAATATGTATGTTGAATTACACGATTCGGAGCAGCCAGAGCATTTCGGATACGATATATCAACCAACGACGTAATGGATTTCTTACAGTATGACGGACCAAGAGAAGGCGAAGAATATTACGGCCCAGATGAAATTACATTTGATAGAAAAAGAAATTTAAATGCATCCGTTCTACCTACACCAAAGCCACGCATACCTGTACCTAAACCTGTTATACCCAGAGGAAGAAACTTAGAAGAAGAATCTTTACTTGCCGAAATAGTTATTATACATAACGGACCAGCACATGAAAAAACAGAGATGGTTAATGCTATTAGACAATTAGCCGGTTATAAAGATTATGACGATTATCTTAATGCTACAATTAATGACGAAGGTAATATAGAATTAGAAAATGCAGGCGAAGAAGAACTTGATGCTATAGATGATATTATTTCAGGGTACAATGCTGTATTTAAAGATGAGTTCGAAGCTGATGCAGAACAAGAAGCCGAACTACATGACGAGTACAATACTCCTGTGTTATACGGCAATGATTTTGACGATATTATACTTGACCAGGAATTTAAAGAATGGTATAGAATGAGATTCGGCAGCGTGGGCGAAGACCACGATTTACCTCCAACAGATGAACACGATTATGATCTAAGTACAACGTATCCTACATCAATGACACGAAAAGATGGGAAGCCAATGAATGATCAAGATATAGAAAATGTAGTCAGTGTAGCAAAAGCATGGAACAGCAGTCCATTTATACAAAACCTTAAACTTGAAGTTAGTCGTGTAGAAGGTGCTTCTGGTGAATTTTTTGTTGCATTTATGTAAGGAATAACAATGAAAATAAATGAAATAACAGAGGGCGTAGTACAAGGTAACTTCGGCAGCAGCAAAGAAGCTAACCCGGATATCGGCGTACCGGAAGGATACGATAGCTTTTATGCTATCCCTTTAAAGAACAGCAACGGCGGACAAATAATTGGTGTACGCAGCGATGGTGCTGAAGTAGTTATTTCTACTACTTCAGACATACGTATAGCAGATGCATTAGCAAGCGAATATAACTCCGGTGGTAAGTCCGGTTCGGGCATACAATCTATATCACTCACAAAAGCATTTGGTTCCGACGGGTTAAACACAATGGAAGAATTAGGAATTAAATTATTAGAGAAGCCGAGCTATTTTAGTGATATCAGACAGCGTGGTGCAATTGATGAACTACAATTTAAAAAACTAACAAATCAAATGGAAATTCCTACCTACACCGATGTTGATATATTTGGCAGACACATGAATGACAAAGGCAGCAACGCTAACCCACAAGCAGATGCGAACCATCCCGCTAAAACATTTGTTGTTGTATTTAGAACTGGTAACAAGTATCTCGCAGATACATCGGGAGCAAGCTCATATATTAGAATGTGGGGCTACTTAGATTTCTAATGCGAATAAAAGAAGTAATATTAAGCGAATCAGTTAACATTCCTTATGCTAAAGATCCTAGTAAAACGTATGGTGATCCGGTCCAACGTTATTGGTATCACAATCCGATGCATCGCGGATTTACAAGCGATGGCGGCATAGCAGCATACACATATAAACAAAATGCAGCATCAGACAGAGAAAACGAAATGTTCAAGCATATGGTTTATTTGTCTCCTACTCCGATAGGCAATGATGCAGTTAAAATTGATATAACTAAACTTCCTAATTTTAACCACAGAACATTCCAACCAACTGGACAAGCAGAGGGCTATCATATTTACAGAGGCAATATTCCGGCCTCTGCTATAGTTAGAGAAGCAATCAACGAGGGGCTTAATCATCCTATCATCGTTGTTGATGTGCAACCTGCATACGACACTCCTAAAAGCGAACGCATAATTAAATTTGTTAACAAAAACACAGGACCTGTGCTAATGTTTGTTAACGCAGAAGAAACAGGTATAACAGAAGATACAGTTAGCGACATACAGTTATACTGGGAAAATACTATTGTCCCAGAAGAAGAACGTTACACATACGACGAAGAGTATGATGATTATGTTGAAGTTGACACCGACGATATAATTGATTGGCAACGTTTTAGAATTAACGATAAGGGCTATGGTTACTTTCGTTGTTGGATGGATGGTGGAATGGACGAAGGCTCTATTATTAAAACTATTAGAGAAATGTACATACAAAAGGTAACCGATTCCAGGGAGTTATTTGCAGAAGAAGATGATTACAGTTATGCAATGGAACAATTCTTAGGTTCGGAGTGGGACGACAAATACGCAGACGATAACTTAGCAGTTAATTGGACAAGTGTAGCACAACTAAAACGTTATAACGGAGCATACATTGTAGGTGGCGGACGTAGCGAATGTTTACGTGAAGTAGAACTGCTAATGAATGCATTTAATATTAAATATAAAAGAATAGATAGCTTGGTATACGGATGAAAAACTATGAGCAATGATATGAGAAAATTAATGGAGACAGTTGAAAATGTCCCATACTTTGATGAAATTGTAGATGTAATTGAAAACAATTTAAAGCAATTTGCTGAGGAGATGATGGAGTATGAAACCGATGATACATCGCATCCTTCGGCACCAGACACAACTAAATTTAGAGCATCGTCTAGCGGTAAGATTAAACTAGTAACAAATCATACCTTGTTTGGCGAGTACCATTCGCGAACTAACTATCCAATGGCAGTATTAATTGGTGGTAATGTAAATATGGAAGTTTACAATAATGCAGTAGATGATCTACATGAGTTCGCAGAATACTTTCCACATAAAAAATCAGGCAAGCTTCTTTATCATTTCCCAACTAAAGATAATATAACTGTTGTTATGGCAATAGAATACGGAACTAATTATAGTACATACGGGTATACTGTAATAGAACACTAATGAGAATAAACGAAGTAATTGTACAAGACGCAGTAATGGACGTAGAGCCAATGGGTATGGGCATGGCTCAATACACAGGCGAGAAATACGGCTTAGTAGGTGGCATGCGTTCCGGCAGTAGCGAAGCAGGATGTACAAGACTACGCTTTACAATATTCGACATAGAGATTGCTAAACGTGATCCGGATGACCCTGATGTATTTTTAGGACACGTTGATTTATTTGTAGAAGATGGAACAAATAAAATACTTGGACTTGTTAACATAGAATTAAACAGAGGGTTAAAGAGAGCAGGTATAGGTAGCTCTATTGTAAAAGATATTGTTGATACTGCCGGCGGCGAACTTAAGATACATGATGTACAAAACAAAGCAAAAGGCTTTTGGAAAAAGATGGGTGTTGAATACGATAGTAAAAGATCCAATCATGGAGTGATACGTGCGAGCTAAAGATTTTATGACTGAAAACACTTCGGAGATCATTGTTGATCTCAATGGCGATATAGGTGAGAGCGGCATCGAAGGTTATGTTGTAGATACCGATAAGGAAAATTTAGCAAATTATTTAATGTCGCAAGGTGCTCCAGCTGAAATTGCAGAAAAAATAAAAAATCAATTTGAAAGAATTGGTATCATTAAAAATATTTGGGTCGACGATGAGAAGAGAAACGACGGTATCGGAAATGCATTGTTATGGCAAGGTGTTGATGCAGCAATAGATCTAGACGCCGAAGCTATGATATTAGTAGCTGATAAATCCGAAGGTAACGAGTTTGATTTAGTTAAGTGGTATGAATCATACGATTTTGAAATAATTGGAAGAGCAGGCGGTGATCCCGTTATGCTGCGGGAATTATAATGAGAGCTAAACAATTTATATTCGAATACAAGCGTGATAAGACAGCACAGAACTTAGGTGCTAAAATAATGGCGGTTGCAGAAAAAGATAATTATATCAGAACACGTCACCCTACACAATTTCTTGCATTTCAAAATCCCGATAAGACTGCTAAGCCTAGTAAAGAAGTACAGCAAGCTAAACAAATGGTATTAGATATAGTACTTAAATTGTTAGAGGATGCTGACCCAACTCCACAGAAGAAATACACCCAATGGCTAGCTAAACAATACGCAATAGGCGAAACTAAGTTAGAGGATATGATATCTAGAGTTGCTGATTATTTGCATACATACAACCAACTTAAAATAAAGAATCATTTAGCACCAGAAAATAAAGATATTAATCGCTTGGGTGTTATGGACGTATATCAACTACACAACCAATATAAAGATTTACTAGTAACAGATGATGAACCTATTGATAAAGGTGAATACAAAGAAGTACTTAATAATGCAGAAGTAAGAGTAATTGTACCTGAAAGTGAAGAAGCTGCATGTTATTACGGGCAGGGCACTACATGGTGTACGGCAGCACGTAATAACAATATGTTTGATCAGTACAGAGGTGAAGGAATGCTTTATATTTTATTACCAAAGAAACCCGATTATGATGGTGAAAAATATCAAATAAGTTTTGCTGCTGGTCAATACATGGACGAAGGTGATGCGGAAGTTAATGCAAAAAAATTACTAACAAAACGTTTTAGATTACTTGACTTTTTCAGAAAAACAGATCCTGACGTCAACGAAATATTAGAATTTCAAACTGATAGATTGCTAGTACACGGAGTAAAAATAATAGGTGAACTTGTACGCGATACTATTATGGAGATTTACACAGATTTAGAGGCTGACGATACTAGTTATTATGACTGGTTAGCTGGTGAAGGATACATGGACGAAGAAGGCATGGTAGACTGGGATCAAGTTGAAAAAGATGATATGAATTATGCGAGTTACAATGATAATGCACATGAAATACTTAGTATAATTGACGAAGTAGAAAGTCCAGATGCATATGACATTCGTACTGGAATATTAAATCATACCGAAACCAACGGTGAGTCTGCTAAGTGGGAAGATTTGCCAGATATTGTAGGATTAATGGTACAAGAAAGAAATGTTAACGATTACCGTATTGAAAATAGACTAAATGATATAGTGTTTGATCGTGTTAACGGCGAATTTAAGGTCAAAGACCTCGGAAAGAAAATTAAATAAATACATATTATGCGAGCAAAAGAATTCACAACTGAAATAAGTTATCCGGGCAATATCGGTATGCATGAAGTACACAGCTTCTATAAAACCGCCTCGCCTGCACAAAAAGCACACTTTAAAAGACTAGTTAACAGCAAGAAAAACAAAGAAGCTTGGAAACTAGTACAGACTATTGTTGGTGTAACCCTTAACGAAGGTGGTAATGTTTTTAAAGGTAAAACTAACGCTATTAAACGCGAGAATATTGAACCCACACTAGAACATTACTTCGCAGAATTAAAATCTGTATTTCCGCAAAAAGCAAATATATTTGATACAGCACATTTTCACCCTTTGGGTTCTGTAGGTAAGAAGCCAATAAGCGGTGACATTGATTTAGGTGTAGACGTTGGTGATATACTAGATCAAGAAATGTCCGACGAAGCAATTGCTAAATGGAACGTAGATCCCAAGGCCGTAAAAGCCGAAGCAGAAAAAATAGCAAAACGTGCTAGAACAGCAACACCAGAACAAATAATGCTTAAGGCGTTTTTAAGACAACTTACAGTATATATTAATGCACATGCTCCAAATCTACACACTGATGAAAAGAAAGTAAGCGCCGGAAATATATTTGGTCTGTATCCACAGTATGATCCAGAAGGAACTAATTTAGATACAGGTGTGCAAGTTGATTGGATGATTGGTAACATAGGATGGCTCAATTTTTCTTATTACTCTTCGGAGTATCCAGCAGACAGCAACGTAAAAGGATTACATCGTACACAATTAATGCTTGCAGCATTTAACCACGCAGGCTATTCGTTTAGCCACGTAGATGGTGTTAAAGATAAAAGCACCGGTGAAATTGTAGCACACGATCCTAAAACAGCATTACAAATATTATCGGACGCATACGGTAAAGCATTTACAAAAGCGAAAGTAGAAGATTATTATAAATTACACAAGATATTAAAGAGCTTGCCTATACAAGATTACAATGCTATATTAGATATCTATTTAAAAATATTAGAAAGCACACGTGCAGACATTCCAGATGATATGCAAGACTACTGGATTACTAATCAAACACGATTGGGACTAACAGGTAAATTTCTTCCGTCTAATAGTGCCTTAGCATCACACCGCACCGAGGACAAAACGTAATGTCAGGCGTAACCGGTGCAGACCGTATACAAAGTCGTAAGGACTTTAAACAATTCCTAAAAAGTTACGAAAAGGTAATTAAAAAATTCCCGGGCTTTGTTAGTATTGCTCCTAGTGGCAGTTACAACAGCGACCAAAGTAAAGAAGACTTTGGTGACATTGATTTAATTACACATATTGAATCCGACTTAGATAAGAAAACACTTAAAACAGAATTAGCGGCATATCTAACGCAGTTACCAGACACAGTTATTGTACCATTCTCTTCACCCAAGTATGTCGGACGCAGACATTATAATTCGGGCGAAATTATTACTGTTCGATATCACGATAAAAAGTTAGGCTATAGTGTACAGGTAGATAACGTTATTGCATTAACAGCAACAGAAGCAGAATTTAAAGGTGGCTTCTTAGACTTTCCAGCAGAAGTACAAGGACTAATACTAGGACTAGTAAAGGTATCAACTGTAGAAGAAAAGCCCGAAGAAGTTTTTGCGCGTATGGGCATTAAAAATGTACCACCGTTAGAAGAAAATCAGGAATACGAATTTAACTTGTCTAGTGTAAAACTAGAACTTAGAATAGTTACTTACGAACCCGGCACTTATAAGCAAGCAGGGCGCGAAGTTGTTTGGCAATCTAATTCATTTGCTGATTTAAAGAAGCTATTATATAAATATAATGTAGACGCTGACTTTGATACTCTATTAGCACAAGCAAAGAAGTCTATAAAGAATCCACGCAGTAACAACCGTATTGTTGGTGTATTTAAAAGTATGATATCTGTTAAAAGTGGTGAAGTTGGTACGCCAAAAGGCGATAAGAAAACAGCAGCAATAAACAAAGTAGGACAGGTGCTAAGTGAAACTCGTGCTGTAACTGATTTGTTATACGATTTCGAAAGGTTTATAGGAATATAATATGTTTTTATTCGAACTAGACTTGCCAGATAATAACGCAACGCTAATGGATGCATTGCGCGACTTCCTTCCGTTTGCTAATGACTACTTAAAACTAGAAAAATTGCCTGCAATGCATTTAGTTAAAGAAGTTGAAACAAGTGGGGACCAGCCAACGTTTGGTTGTTTAGATCTTAACGAGTACTCAATTACATTACAAGCTGTAAACAGACACACCGTTGATATATTACGAACACTAGCACATGAATTAGTACATTGTCGTCAATACTTAGACGATAATATAAATAACGAAAGTGGCGAAACAGGTAGCGAACAAGAAAACGAAGCAAATTCAGAAGCTGGCGTTATACTACGTAACTTTTCAAAGCAATTTCCAGCTCACCTACGCACTAAACCAATTACACTCTAAAAAATATTTAACCATTGCTCTACAGTATTAAATAAGTTATACTAGTTAACTAATAAGGAGTTATTATGGATATCGAAGAACGCACATTTGCAAATGAGCAAAAAACAAAATTAGTACAGATTGTAAACGAAGGTGTTACTGTCTTAACCGAAATAGAAGACTTAACCGTGAGCTTAAATGACACGATTAAAGCTATCGCAGAAGATTTGGAAATTAAACCAAGTATTCTGAAGAAAGCAATTAAGCTTGCACAAAAGTCAAAATGGACAGATAACTGCCAAGATCACCAAACATTAACAGATATTTTAGAAACTGTAGGTCGCACACTATGAGAGGCACCACAGCTAAATTACTAAGACGTGAAGCAAAACGTCTAGCGAACGGTGACATCGCCGGTGCAGCAATATGGTACAAAGGTACAAAACGTATCTGGAGTAGAATGTCACACTTAAAGCGTTCGGAAATCGCAGCAATACTAAGAAAAGCACAGGAGAAATAATATTTCATACGTCGACGCTTGGTATGACAGAAAAACGGATCGCATACATGTCGTAGAGCGTGTAGATGGTAAACGGGTGTATGAAGACTATCCGGCCAACTATGTGTTCTATTACAACGATCCTAAGGGCAAACACAAAACAATCTTTGACACGCCTGTTAGTCGTTTTGCTACAAAGCAATTTAAAGAGTTCCAACGAGAACAAAAAATACACGGACACAAGACACTATGGGAAAGCGATATTAAACCAGCATTCCGTTGTCTAGCCGATAACTATCTTGGACAAGATTCTCCTAAGTTACAAGTAGCATTTTTTGATATTGAAGTTGACTTTGACCAGAAGCTTGGCTATGCACCGACAAACGATCCGTTTAATCCTATCACTGCTATCTCGGTTTACTTAGATTGGGCAGACAAGTTAGTAACACTTGTACTACCGCCTAAGTCTTACAGTAAAGAAAGTGCAGAGGAAATTTGTAGTCAATACGAAAACTGTTTCTTGTTTACTAACGAAGGTGAAATGCTTAAAACGTTTTTAGACTTAATAGAAGATGCGGATGTACTAAGTGGGTGGAACAGCGAGGGGTATGATATACCTTATACTGTTATGCGTATCACACGTGTATTAAGCAAGGACGACACGAGACGTTTTTGTTTGTGGGACCAGTTACCAAAGAAAAGAATGTTTGAACGCTTTGGTGCAGAGAATCTTACGTTTGATTTAGTTGGTCGTGTACATTTAGATTACATGCAGTTATATCGCAATTACACATACGAAGAGCGTCATAGTTATAGTTTAGATGCTATAGGCGAGTACGAAGAAGTAGGCATGAAAGTTCCTTACGATGGTACATTAGATCAATTGTACAATCAGGACTTTCCAAAGTTTATAGAATACAACCGCGAAGATACAATGCTGTTAGCTAAGTTGGATACTAAATTAAAGTTTATGGATTTAGCAAACGAACTAGCACATCAGAACACAGTTTTACTTCCAACAACGATGGGTGCGGTTGCAGTAACAGAACAAGCAATTATTAACCAAGCGCACAAAGACGGAATGGTAGTACCAAATAGAAAACATCGCAACGATGAAGATACTGCGGCAGCTGGTGCGTATGTAGCATTTCCCAAGAAAGGTATGCATGATTGGGTAGGCTCTGTTGATATTAACAGTCTATACCCATCTGCTATTCGTGCCTTAAACATGGGACCGGAAACTATTGTAGGACAATTGCGACCAGTAATGACTAGTCACCAGTTGGCAGAATCAATGGCGTCTAGTAAGAAAATAACATTTGCAAAAGCGTGGGAAGGAATATTCGGCTCGTTAGAATATACAGCAGTTATGGAACAAACACCAGGCACAGAAATTACAGTCGACTGGGAACCTATGTACGGAGAGAATGCCAAAGCAGAAGCATCTACTGTAATGACCGCGTCGGAAGTATACAAAATGATCTTTGAAGAGAACCGCCCTTGGATCCTTAGTGCCAACGGTACTATATTTGATTATACTAAAGAAGCTATTGTGCCTACGTTATTAAAAACGTGGTATGCAGAACGTAAGGTTATGCAAAAGAAAAAGAAAGAAGCAACCACACCAGAGGATATTGCGTTTTGGGATAAGCGTCAGTTAGTTAAGAAAATTAACTTAAACAGTTTATACGGGGCTATTCTCAATCCGGGGTGTCGTTTCTTTGACAAGCGTATAGGACAGTCTACTACGTTAACAGGGCGTACCATTGTAAAACACATGAGCGCATTTATTAACGAATGTTTTGATGACGAGTATGACCACGTCGGCAAAGCTATTGTTTACGGGGATACCGACTCTACTTACTTCAGTGCATGGCCGTTTATTAAAGATGATGTCGAAGCAGGCAAGATGGAATGGAGCGTCGAGACAGCAGTACAGTTATACGACAATGTAGCTGATCAAATTAATGGAAGTTTTCCAGGTATGATGGAACGTTCGTTTCATTGTCCAAGACATATGGGCGAGCTAATTATATGTGGTCGTGAAATTGTTGCTTCGAAAGGATTGTTCATTAAAAAGAAACGTTATGCTGCATTGATTGTAGACGAGGAAGGTACTCGTAAAGACATAAACGGACCAGGCAAAGTAAAAGCGATGGGGCTTGATCTTAAACGTGCAGACACACCCAAAATAGTACAGGACTTTTTAAGTGAAATTTTAGAAGATGTACTAACAGGCACAGGACGCGAAGAGATTATAGAGAAAGTAAAAGAATTTAAAACTATGTTTCAGGATTTACCAGCATGGGAAAAAGGCACACCTAAGCGTGTAAACAATTTGACTAAGTTTACAGCGGCAGAAGCAAAGCAGGGTAGAGCTAACATGCCCGGACACGTGCGAGCGGCAATGAACTGGAACAATCTTAAAAAGATGAACAGCGACAACTATTCTTTATCTATTATTGACGGAATGAAAACTATTGTATGTAAGTTAAAAGATAATCCGATGGGCTATACTTCCGCAGGGTATCCAATAGACGAACTACGTATACCGCAATGGTTTAAAGACTTACCGTTTGACGATGAGCTAATGGAAACTACTATTGTAGATCAAAAAGTAGGGAACCTGCTAGGCGTGTTAGACTGGGACATAGAAGCAAACATAAATATCCGATCAACGTTCGACAACTTGTTTGAATTCTAAAATGAGTAAGTTGACTGACCTAGTTGCCGTGCGCAACGATTTACGAGCAACCGTTGATGAGTTAGGTATTACTAATACTATTGATAATAAAAAACATGCCTTAAAGAGATTTAATCTTGCACATAACAATTTACACTATAAATCTATTGATAAGTTACTTAGTCGGTATACTAACTTAGAAACAATAAACAGAAATATTGTTACTGAAGCACAAACATTTATTAAGCAGTTAAACAAAGAAATATACCTTCGTGGAAACGAAATAACAGACAATCCTGTTATTCCAGATGCTGTATTTACATACGATAAAATTTTGTTTGTCCGAACTTTTCAAACTAGTAGTTTCGATATGATCAAATCCAACGATACAACAGGAATAATTAAAACGAAAATTGCATTTCATTCTAAGTGGCAGTATCCCGGACTTATAATCGATCCTAGAAATGCTGAAATAACAAACTGTATAACTGGATCCGATCCGTTGTATATCGCTTCGCATCAGCCTGATAATCTTGCGAAAATAATTAGTTCCTATCCTGCTTTGTATCAAACAAGATTAAGACCTTACGTAATTAAAGATCTTAATTTTGAATTATTACCACAATCTCAATTCGGATTTATTTTAGTATGGGATCTTTTCCATCATTGCAAATTATCAGTTATTCAAGATATCCTCAAAACATTGTTTAAGTTGTTACGTCCGGGTGGTGTTATTATGTTTAATTTTTATAATTCTGATAGTGCTGCAATAGCCGAAAGAGTTGATGAAAGTTTACACCCATTTGCAGATACCGAATCAATAACTAATTTAATTAAGGACATCAGGTTTAATTTGATAGACTTAATAACTCTGCCTACAGAAAACATAGTCATTCCGGATATAAGTGTAGCAATAATAAAGAAACCGGGCGACTTATCAACTTTAAAAGGACATCAAGTCGTTGGTGAAATAGTAAACGATAAAACTATCAACAGAAAAAGATTGAACTAATTTAACTTATTGGTTGAATTATCTAAATACATAGTATATAATACATTATTACAGGAGAAACACGAAATGAAAGATTACTTATTGGACATAGTAAAGAACACTTACGGATTAGGTATTGTAGACCTAGTTAAAATTGTAGGTGCTGACAAAGAAACAAAGATTGAAGCACTTGCATCGGACCGTAGTGTTATTATACATGCCGAAACAAACACACCAGTTGCCGAATTTGAAGGAACATTTGGCATGCCCAATTTAGGTAAGCTTAATACAATCCTCGGTATCCCAGAATACAAAGACAATGCTAAAATTTCCTTGAAGAAAGAAGACCGCGCTGGCGTTTCGACTCCGTCTGGTTTGCATTTTGAAAATGCAGCAGGTGACTTCAAAAACGATTACCGTTTTATGACTAGTACACAAGTTGAAGAAACACTTAAGTCAGTTAAGTTTCGCGGTGCTAATTGGGACGTTGATTTTGAACCTAGTGAAGCTGCAATACTACGCTTAAAGTTCCAAGCAAGTGCAAACGCAGAAGAAGAAACATTCACTGTTAAGACAGACGACAATAGTAATCTTGTATTTTACTTTGGTGATGTTAGTAGTCATGCTGGTAACTTTGTTTTTGAAGCAAACATTGTCGGAAAGATAGCAAGAGAATGGGCATGGCCTGTTGCACCAGTAATGGGTATTTTAAATCTTGTTGGTATGAAGAAAATGCAAATTAGCAATGAAGGTGTAATGCAGATTACTGTTAACACTGGCGTATCTACTTACAATTACTTGCTACCAGCGCATACAAAGTAAATGGCTCCGGAACTAATATTCATACTTAATGTATTAGCGGCATGTGAAGCACATGCAGAACACCAATACAGTCTCGACACGTATAAAGAGAAAGTTGTGTATATGAAGCGTGAACAGATGTGTAGTACGTTACACGAAGACTTGACTCGTGCGTTAGATAACATTTTAAATATAGAGGAATAATATGACTAACGTTTACAGTACTAACAACGACGTTCGTGTTGTAAGCTCGCAGCCTAGTTATGTAACTACTAGCGAAAACTTGCCATCTAGTGAACAGGCGGGTGCTGTTAGATTTGATAGCAGTGACCAAACGTTAAAAGTTTACAACGGTGGTATGTGGGTGGAGGTTCCCGATCAGGAATTTGGTATATCTTTAGATGTAGAAGTTATTAATGCAATTGAATGGGCAAAGGACAAGCAAAAAGAAGAAGGGGACTTGAAGGCTAAAATAGAACGATTCCCTACGCTCAAAGACGCTTACGAAAAGTATAAGATAATTGAAGCGTTGGTATCTAATTATGAAGATGCTGAGTAAAGAACAGAAGGAATGTTGGGATATACTTAGCAGCAATTATGTCGATATACATTTTGAAATAGTAGACGGCAGTATCATACGTCCACTGATTGCTATCGGAATTGCTGATAGTATGCACGAAGGTATTATAACGTTTAGAGCAACCAAAGATACATTCACAAAACGATTTATTTTTGAGGATGGAATAAGGTCTACTTTGTTAATAAGGATTCGTAGAGCGGGTTACCTCCCGCTTGAAACACGTTGTTATACAAAGGACAAAAACATAACAAATTATAGAATGGTACATTCGTTGCAAAGGGATAGTTATTACTATGACGACTGACGAAATGGTTGAAGCCCTAGAGGATACACTTGCTGCCGCGAACGACAAGAAAAACGAAGAAGAAGAAGGCAGTAACATACACATAGACGCTTTTGGACAAGAGGTTAACAAGGACGACTTTGTTGTTGTTAGTCTTGAATGGATTGCTACTAAAGGAAAAGTAGATTTATTTAAAGTATTAAGAGCATCCTCTAAATATAAAATGCTAAAAGTTTCTCGAGGAGAGAGTAGACCTAAATACGTTTATGCTAATACAGTATACAAACCAACACCAGAACAATTAACATATGTATTATTAAAAGGATCATAATGACAGAACAAGACGATTTTACAGCAAAGCAAAAAGACTACGCAATATTTCTACCAGCTATAAGTGGCTTCTATGCTACATACATCGGTAAACAACGCGTCGACCCTAACTTTGTAGAACCATCACGCATGCCAGCACAACTACAAGACATGGAACAACTTAACTGGTTAAACAGTAAGAAGAGTTTGTTTCCTTACAAGTGGAGTTTATATTCTGGTGGTCATGCAGACTTAGACTTAAACAAAAAGTCGCCCAAAGAAGATATGGTACGTGACAGAGAGCCTGGTACTTTTATGCTAGGAGACTCAGGCGGTTTCCAAATTGCAAAAGGTCTTTGGGAAGGCGATTGGAAAGCTAATTCGGGCTGTCCAAAAGCACAAAAGAAACGTGCGGCAGTTTTAACTTGGTTAGATAACATATCCGACTACGCTATGATTTTAGATATACCTACGTGGGTTATATATGATAAGAAAGCAAGTGATGCATGTAAGATCACTACATTACAAGAAGCAGTTGATGCGACTAAATTTAATAACGATTACTTTATGCAACATCGCAAAGGTGTAAAGAACGGCGGTGCTAAGTTCTTAAACGTATTACAAGGCGACAACCATGCCAGTGCAGACAAGTGGTACGAGTTAATGAAAGACTATTGCGACCCTGTTAAATACCCCGATACACACTTTGATGGTTGGGCAATGGGCGGACAAAACGTAGCCGACGTTCATCTTGTACTAAAACGCATCGTTGCGTTACGTTATGACAACTTATTGCAAGAAGGAGTGCATGATTGGATGCATTTCTTAGGCACTAGTAAACTAGAGTGGGCTGTACTACTTACAACTATACAACGTGCGGTTAGAAAGTATGTTAATCCGAATTTCACAATTAGTTTTGATTGTGCCAGTCCTTTCTTAGCAACTGCAAACGGACAAGTATACCATCATGTAGACCTTCCTAACAAAGAGAAATGGTGTTACAGGATGACATCAAGCATCGATGATAAGAAGTATGCAAACGACACTCGTAAATGGCGTGACGTAGTAATGCAAGACCACCTTGCACACTTTAAACACTTTGATGAGAGCCCTATTAGTGAACGTATGCAAATAAATGATATATGCGTATACAAAGACGGCGTACGGAAAACTGATGCAGAACTAAATGGTGAAAAGTTTGATTTTGAAAACCCAGATCATTATAGTGTAGTTCCAGACTTAAACAAGATTAAGAAGATTGGTAAGACAAGTTGGGATAGTTTTAGTTATGCATTACAAATGGGTCACAATGTTTGGACTCATATATACGCGGTGCAAGAAGCTAACAGACAATTCGATGCAGGGCAATATCCTAAAATGATGCAACGTAGCGTACCGGATTATGAAATGTTTTCGGAGGTTGTTGAAGCTATTTTTGCATCGCCGGATCGTGAAACTGCTGAATACTTTATCAAAAAGTATGATAAGTACTGGAAGGAAATAATCGGTAGTCGAGGATTCAAAGGCAAAAAAACCCTAAACGGAAATACTCAGCTTACCGAGTTATGGCCGGGTATGGACCTTACTAGTGATTTAAAGAGCAAAGAGGAACCAAAAGAATCTACAAGTCCAAACGAACAGTTTGGTAAACTCTTTTCTTGACATTTTAACCAAAAGCGTGTAATATGTATTAATGAGCTGGAACTATACAAAGCAAAAAAAGGCGGGTAAGATACTATGGGTGGATTTGGCGAAGGTCCTAAACCAAGATCAATGGGCAGACATCGCAAAGGTGCCGCGCCAGGTAATTATATCAAGTGGGCAGATCCTGTTACGTGGCACAAAGAATTTACATTCTTTCCTAAGACAACAATATATGGCACAAGAGTATGGTGTGGCTACATATTAAAATCTCGACATAAAACAGCATTTGGTGTTGAGCTAAAATACATAACAGAAGAAGAACTCACTATGCGTATATTAAAAGAGGATTACTTTAAATAATGGGCATAGATAACGGTAACATAATACGAGTTGTTAACCATATATGGAAGAAACACTTTTTTCTAATCCCTAGAGTAAGTATGCATACAGGCGAATGGTTATGGTTAACAACTGGCTACAGACATATAACTCAATCAAATAGGCCTGGAATAAGTGGCCTTACAAAAGAATATATGAGAGAGTATATAACTGCTGAAGAATATACGTATCTGTTATTAACAGACAAGCTTAAGCGTGGCAAACATTATATAGAAGATTATTATATCGATAATTAGGAGATAGTACAATGAGTTTAAATTGGGATATTAGTAAAATAGAAGATTTTGATGACTTGTGGGTTAAAGACGGAACAGACGAAGATGGCAAAGACATGTTCCAACTTAATAAAGCAACCGACTCTTTAATATGGGCATCTATTGCAGTTGACCTTGGCAGCATTACCGAAAAGAATGTTGATAAATGGTTAGAACGTTTAGCCGCTATTAGTGTTATTGACAATGGCGCATGGGATAATTTAGTTGACCGCGACATTATAGAAAGACATATCGGATTAAAGATTAACGTATATCCTATAACCGATGCTAAGTTTTGGAACAAGTGTAAAAGACATTTAAAAGACAAAGCACAGGAAAAGATCGCAAGAAAAGAGCGTAAGGAGAAGACCGATGCAATTTAATTGTGGCGAGCCGTTGTTCCAGAGACTAGATAGAGCAAGAGATGAAAAATACGAAAGATTACGAAACTGGCATTCTCACTTTGCATTGTTACCGAGAAGAATAAACAATGAACAATGTGTATGGTTCGGATATATAGAACGCAAAGGAACAAGGCATACAGGAACACGCAGAAACATACACACCAAACAGAGTTATTCTCATTACTGGTGGACTTGGGAATACAGAGCACTTGAAACTATTTAAAGTATTACAGAGTATGATTAATTATACTCCAGCAACATGGGAATCGGCGCCAAGATTTGAATGGTTAGATTATTTCTTTATATTACCAAAGCGATGTGCTATAACAAACAAAATATTATGGGGCTGTTACGGACACAAAGGAATACGTAGGATATATGGTTTAGCTGGAGAACCAGCGGTAGAACTTTTTAAATATATCGACTGCCAAACATTTACATTATTAACATTAAAAGGAACATTAAATGAAGAGACTTTACTTGACTAACACGATGCAGACGTGTATTATTATATTATAACTAGAGGCAAACAATGAATTCGAAAAATTTAAAAACACTAATGAAGCGTGGTAATTTTAAAGACGCTGATGCACTTTGTGATCAACTTAGGGCTGATCAAGACAGCGACCACCTTAAAGAACTACAACGTCAAATACACGATAAACTAACAACAGACGCTATGCCAGGGCCAACATATTTAGATTGGCTACAATGGTTCCACGCACAAATGAATCCAAAATCTTATATCGAAATTGGTGTAGAGTCGGGACAGTCGTTACAGTTTGCACGTGGCGACACTAAAGCTATCGGTGTTGACCCCGAACCTAAAATTGTGTATGGAACTAATGCATGGGTTCAAATATTTAAAGCAGAAAGTGATCAGTTTTTTGCTGATAATGATCCGAAAAAAATATTCAATGGAAAAATTGATTTAGCATTTATCGACGGACTACATTATTATGAACAGGCCTTGCGTGATTTTATTAATGTGGAGAAGTCATGCTGTGAAGATTCTATTATACTATTTCATGACGTTGCACCAGCAGTAGCAGCAACAGCAACACGCGAATGGAATACAACTTACTGGGCAGGTGACACATGGAAGATGATGCCGATATTACAAAAATATCGTCCAGACTTAAAAATTGCAACACTATCTGCATACCCAACAGGTCTCGGTGTAGTTACTAATTTAAATCCTAACTCTACTGTATTAGAAGATAACTTTGATAGTATGATTGACGAAATGAAAGATACACATTTTAGTTCTTATAAACTTGCTAATTTAATTAACAACAACTTCGACAGAATGATAGAGCATTTAAAATGAATAAAGCAGAAGAATATGATCAGTCTACGTACTGGGTAGGTAAAGAAGTAGAACAGACAATAATGTACGGACACCAAACATTGTTTGTTGTTGGTGTGCAGCCTATAGGTGATATACAAGAACAACTAGATGCCGATCCTAGCATTGACAATATCTTCTTTGGTGCTAATCAAAGTTTTAGTCCTGCATGTTGCACTGAGAGATGGGACGGTTGGGAAGGCATGATAACATACTTTTTACACAGAGGTCATTGGTGTTCGTTGGACATTCCCAACACACTTTCCGAAAAAGTACTTGCAAGTGACATGAACTTGTCTGGCACGTTTATTCCACAGATAACAGTAGCATTGCCAAACATTACAGCATGGAATCATAATGCAATGCTTAAACTTGACGACACAGGGTTTGATAAAACTAACCCAGGTGTATGGTGTCACAAAATACAAGATTTATTAAATAACGATACCTTTACAGGATGGTCGCAGTATACACTGGACGAGGTAATAAAATGAATTTATTTAAAATAATGAGATATCGTGTATCTAACTTTATAAGACCCAACGACGAGGTTTGTGAACAGGAAAACATAGACTATAATCTTACATCAACAAAACAGTCTGTTGGTGGCGGCGGAGACGCACTATACACTAAAAATTTCCGATTGCGTGTGTTTCCTGCAAATGGCGGTACCGCTATAGAATTTCGTTACGAAGATAACGATACTCCTACAAGCCACGAGCAACTATATATTATAACAGATGGTATGAACTTAGGTGAGGAATTAGCAAAAATTATCACAATAGAAAGCTTACAGATAAAATGAATAAACAACCACTGTGGTCCGAAAACAGGACCGAAGATGAGATTTACGACACAGATAAAGAAACGCTTGTGTTCAATCTGCTAGAAGATATTCGATGTTTAAAAGAACAGCTAAAAGAAAATGAAGATAGTTGATACTAGGGTTATCTTAGCATGGGAAGAATACGAACGTATACTAGACAAGTACCACGCCTTGCATAGTGTTAGAAATTATGACAGAGTAAGCATACACGATGCCTTTCCGGAAATTAAGAAAGCATTTGAAGGAGCAGTCCAAATTATGGCATGGGTAAAAGATTATACCAAAAAGGTTTGACAAATTTTTATAGCAATGCTATAATATATAAATATTAATAACTTCAACAAATAAGTATAACGTTATGAATAAAGAAGAACGTGAACAATTCGAATTAACAAAGCACCTAACAACGCGGTGGATTTGGGTAACATTCCAAAAAGCCGGTTTCCATTATTACCCAGATGCACAAACAGATCCTAAATTACATGATGTAAAGTATCTCGGTAGTCACCACAGACATCTATTTAAATTCAAAGTGCAAATAGAAGTTCAGCACAATGATAGAGAATTAGAATTTCATCAAGTATTAAAATACTGTGAAAGCAAATTTGATGGCGAACTTGACATTAACAATAAAAGTGTTGAGATGCTAGCAGACGATTTACATCTACATATTTCAAACAAATACCCAGGTCGTAATATGAAAATTGAGATTTCAGAAGACGGTGAGTGCGGGTGTTTACTTGAATATTCCACAGTTGGGTCTTGTACCTAACTATCTGTCACCACAAGGAGAATAACAGTGGCAAAACTAAAAAACGAAGTACGTAGGATTTTTAACGATCTAGAAAGCTGGTTGAACTATTGCCGGTTTAATATGATTGAGTATAACGAGGCTCACTTATACAAGAGTCCGCAATACAAAGCGTGGCAGGAACGCCGCAGGAAGCGTCAAGTTAGACGACAGGAACAACAAGCCGAACAGGCGAAACGTAGGCAAAAATAACGTGCAGGAATTAAAACCTTGCCCTTTTTGTGGTGGCACTGAGTTAGGACACTCGACAGAAGCATATTTAATAGGTTTTTAGGGAGATTTTATGCGAAAGTTGTATTACATGAATTTGGAAAAATACGTTGGTAGATACACCTATCAATTAGAAGATTGGAGTACACGTGTCTTTAAGAGGCGCGGTATAGACTTTGAAATTGTACGAGGCGAAACCTTAGACGACAGCGAAGCTATAGTAACTGGACAAGTGCTAGATGCACATGGTCGCAGTTATTACTCTATGACACAGTTAGCTAACCTTGTTAAGCTAATGAAGGAAGGTAAAGTAACAGGAGAGGATGTTATCTTTTTCGAAGATATGTTTACTCCTGGTATTGAAAGTCTTCCTTACATTATTAATCAAGTACCAGAAGACATGCGTCCTAAGGTCTATGTTCGTTGTTTAGCACAAAGCATTGACCCTGATGACTTTGTCCATGTTTGGGGTATGGGTAAGTGGATGGGACAGTACGAGCAAATGGTCAATCAATTTGCAACTATCCTAGCTACAAACGAAGAGATGGTTGCCCACATGCGTATAGCAGGGTGGGAAGCAGACATTTATAACATATCCGGACTGGCATTTGGTAAAGAAGAAGTGCAGGAACGTGTACCTAATACTAAACCTTTTAACGAACGTGCTAGACGAGTTGTATTTTCAGCACGTTGGGACCAAGAAAAACAACCAGACTTTTACATGGATGTTATTGATGAATATCATAATAGACACGGTAAAGATATGATTGAGTTCTGTGTGTTAAGTGGCGGCGAACTAAAGTCTAACAATAATAGTTACATGGCACGTACAAAGAAAATGTGTACGCAAGGTGACTTAGTAGTGCATCAAGGATTAGAAAAGAATCAATACTACGAATTGTTAAACGATAGTAGAGTTGTTTTTAATTGTGCATTGCAAGACTGGGTTAGTAATACTGTTAGTGAAGGTGATGCGTTAGGTTGTAATGTATTATATCCTGCTTACAGATCGTTTCCAGAAACGTTCGCTAACGATGCAGAACGTATGTATGTTCCTTGGAGTGTCGAGGATGCTGTTGATAAGTTAGAATTTTTATTAGAAGCGCCACATGTTAATCAAGGCAAGATAAGCGATTGGAACAATGGTACAATAGATCGTTGCATTGACATTATGGAAGGCACAGGTAATCAATGGTTACGCTCGGGCGCCGACTATAGAAAACATACTAGAGGTTTCAAGTACTAATGAATTTTGTACTTGGGTGTATTCTAGTTGGCCTACTCGTTGAAGGCGCAGCGATAATAGTTTCGTATTTTGATAATAAGATACAGCACAATATCAGAGCACGTGAAACATTTGATAATCTAAAGAGAAATTATGACTGATAAAAAGACAGTATTAGTAACAGGCGGCTGTGGTTACATTGGCTCGCACATCGTCAAATACTTTGCACAACAAAACTGGAACGTAGTTATAGTTGATTGGCGAGTTAACGATGATGCCGAGAAGTACGCTACTCGTTCTGTTTTAAATGATTTTGATTCTGATGAGACTTATAGCACACTCATAGAAGAGATGCCAGATGCTGTTGTTCATTGTGCAGGATTTACAAGTGTTCCAGAAAGTGTAGCTAAACCTAGTAGATATTACATAAACAATGTAGCTAAATCTATTAACTTCATTGATGATGTGCAGGCACTTGATAAGGTTCCTGCATTTGTTTTTAGTAGTAGCGCAAGCGTTTATGGCGAACCGTTAACATTACCTGTTTACGAGACCGCTAAGATCGATCCTATTAGTCCTTACGGTCACACTAAAGCAATGATAGAACAAGTGTTAGAGGATACACACAAAGCAACTAACATGCCTTATGCTGCATTAAGATATTTTAATGCGTGTGGTGCAGATATTTTAGACAGTGAGCTAGGACAACGTCCAGGCGCGTCACATATCATTGCTCGCTTGTTAGAAGCAAAGTTAAACAAGAAAAAGTTCACATTGTACGGCGATGATTATAAAACGTTCGATGGTAGTTGTATACGTGATTATATACACGTAGCGGACTTAGCTAAAGCACATTATAAAATGGTTGAGCATCTGTTAAATGAAGGTGGTGACTACCAATTAAACTTAGGTACAAACAACGGCCTAAGTAACTTAGAAATAATTAATGCGGTTAGACAAGTAGTTGGTCACTTTGATTTTGATATTGCTGCACGTAGAGCTGGAGACCCGGACAAGTTAATTGCAAGCGCAGACAAAGCAATGAAGTTACTAGATTGGAAACCACAAGATTCAGACATCCACACTATTGTTGATAGCGCATGGAGATGGTACAATAAACAAGTTTGATAAAATTAAAGAATTTGAAATAGCACTAGCAGAATACACAGGCGCCCCATATGCAATAATGACCGATTGCTGTACCCACGCAATAGAATTATGTTTGCGGTACGAACAAGTTAAAAAATGTACATTTACACCTTTCACTTATATCAGTATTCCTATGACTATGCACAAGCTAGGCATAAGATATCGCTATAATTCCGAGCATTGGCACGGAGAATATCAGTTTCATAACACTAATATCTGGGATTCTGCACAGTTATTAGAGCCTAATATGTACAAATCTAAACAATATCAATGTGTTAGCTTTGGCCACAATAAACCGTTGACTTTTGGGCGCGGAGGTGCTATAATACTGGATAATAAAGTAGCTTATGAGCATATTATCAAACAACGCTATGACGGTAGAGATTTAAGCATTAAACCGTGGCACGAACAGGAAGTATTTGAAGTTGGATATCATTATAAACCAACAATCGAGGATGCAGAGCTAGGGCTAAAATTACTAAGTAATTATAAGCCAGTAGATAAAAAGCTAGTGTATCCAGATTTAAGAAACATAACTATAGGGCGAAGAACATGAATAAGATTATATTTTTATTATTTGCATTACTAGTCTTAACAGGTTGCGCAGACAGTGTAACTTTTACTCAAGCGGCAGGTATGCAAGACGACTTAATTAAACCAGACGGTTTCTGGTTTGGATTATGGAATGGACTAACATTTACCTTTGCATGGATTGGATCGTTATTTTCAGATGAGATAGCAGTATATTCTGTTTACAACAACGGTGGCTGGTATGACTTTGGTTTTTGGCTAGGCGCTGCATTTTTTGCAGGTGGCGCAAGCATTTCAAGTAAATAAACAACGGAGTATAATTATTATGAAAAAATTAATATTAATATTATTAGCATTAACAGCATTTCAAGTAAATGCAGATCAACTATATGGCAGAGTAACAAATGTAATTGCAAATTATCAATCAGTCGTTACAGCCCAACCAAGTTGCCAATATGTTACACGTTATGGTAATAACAGTGGATTAAACGGTGGTTCAATTCTTGGTGCAGTAGTTGGTGGAATACTAGGCAATCAAATTGGTGGTGGTAGAGGACAAATGGTTGCAACAGGAGTTGGCGTAGTAGTTGGTGGTAGTGTTGGAACACGTATGTCAAACCATATGTCAAATAATGCCAATACTCAAATGCTATGTAAAGACGTATATGTTCCACAGCAAGTGCGAACAGGTTACATGGTAACTATTGCTAGCCAAGGTCATTACTTTAATGTCAATATGGATCATAACCCGGGTGTAGGCGCACGTTTACCATTAAGTATGCAATTACAATAAATGTCACTTTCAAAGCGCAGGAAGCGTGACCGAACTGCACTTTGGAAACGGTACGAAGAAGCCCACAAAGAACAAACGTGGGCTTCCTTATCTGCAACAAACCATTCCTACAAAAAGCGTAAACTAAAAAGTAAGTGGACAATCGAAAACTCGCATGATGTTACGGCGCACTTGCACGGACTTGGTCTAGAAGATGAAATGATTGAAGCTCTCAACAGCACATACACAGAACTGAGCACATTGTAGTTGACTAGGTCTAAATATACATGTACAATATATTATTAAAGATAAACTCAAGGAAGTTAAATGGCAGACAAATCAATGAGCGATGTGATTCGCGAAAGACTCAAAGCAACAAACAAACGGTTTTGGGCAGGAGATAATATTTCGGAATATATTAATGATGGTGAACACGCATTATTAATAGATGAGATAACAGAAGGTTTCGATCAAGTATTAAGCAGTTTGGTAATTGACACAGACAACGATCCAAATAGCATGGATACCGGACGTAGACTTGCAAAGATGTATGTAAATGAATTAATGCAAGGACGTTACTTCAACAGACCAAAAGCAACAGCATTTCCAAACGAAGGCGAGGATAGTTATCACGGTATGTTAGTTGTACGCTCTGAATTAAAATCTGTTTGTTCACATCATCACCAACCAGTTGCAGGTGTAGCATACATAGGCATACTGGCAGCAAACAAATTAATCGGATTAAGCAAGTATACACGTTTGGCACAATGGTGCGCTCGACGAGGCACGTTACAAGAAGAGCTATGTAATGATATAGCACGTGAAATACAAAAGGCAACAGGCAGTTATGACGTGGGTGTTTATTTACGTATGACGCATGGTTGTTGCGAGAACAGAGGTATTATGGCACACGACAGTTCAACAACAACCACTGTCTTAAAAGGTGCTTTTATGAAAGAGCCTGCGGTAAAGAAAGAGTTCTTTGACACACTAAGTCTACAATCTTCTAACAAAGGATAAGCACATGATTGATAAATCTTATTACAGCAACAACGATGTTAAAGCTCTAGTATTAGAGATTGCACGACAACTACAAAAAGATAAATGGATGCCAGATTACATTGTCGGATTAACACGTGGTGGACTTACACCTGCGGTAATGCTCAGTCATTATTTAGATGTGCCAATGAATACGTTAAAGATTAGTTTAAGAGACGATAACGAAAGCTCAGAATCAAACTGTTGGATGGCCGAGGATGCTTTTAATCAAACTAATATTTTAGTTGTAGATGATATTAACGATACCGGTGCTACATTAAAATGGGTAATGGAGGATTGGCAGGCCGGCTGTCATCCTAACAGTGAGAAGTGGGACTCGGTATGGAATAACAACGTTAAGTTCGCAACCTTAATCGATAACCAGTCCAGCGATTACTTAGACGTTGACTACATAGGTAAGACAATTAACAAAATGGTAGACGATGAATGGATTTGCTTTCCCTGGGAAACCTGGTGGCAATCTTAGCAGTTTTTGTGATTAAGTAGTCTAAATTAGGAGTATGAAATGAAAATATTATTAATAGTATTAATGTTAGTATTAACGGGCTGTGGTCAAGTAGACAGACTGGCTGCAAAGTTCACAGGTGATGCAACCGAAGTATGCCACGCCGGAGTTTTGTAATAGTGTGTGTTTACTTAGTAAGTTTATATTAGAAAAATGATATATGGAATTATTCCTGTTGGTGGAAAAGGAACAAGGCTCGGTCTTCCTTTTCCGAAAGAGATGTTACCTCAAGTTGGTATAAATCTTTATGAGCCAATTATTAATGTTGTTGTTAATAAAATGCTAGAGGCAGGTGCTGAGCAAATTTACTTCGTACACGGTATTGCAAAGAAACAACTAATAGTAGACTATTTTTGCGATAGTAAATACATTCATATCGAGCAAAGCAAAGAAATTTTTTCTATGGCAATAGAAGATTTCTATAAAGTTGCGTTACCTTCGGAGTCAGACAAAATATTATTCGGAATGGGAGATACCGTTTTTTTAGATAATCCATATGTAGATATGTTGCATC